TCTGTCCGGTCGTCGTGTTGGAAACAACTGTCCCTGCATTGATCACGTCAGTCTCAAGGACCGACCGATCAGGACCGAACGACACGAAGACCGTCGCACTGGTCCTGATCGGTCGGTCCTTGCGACTGACGTGATCAGGACCAGTGCGACGGTCTTCGTGTCGTTCGGTCCTGATCACGTCAGTCGCACCAACCAGAACAAAACTAAGCTGTGCCATGGTGATGGCTTCAGGGATATAGCGAAGGACGAAGTTGTCAGCAGCAGTCGGGTTTTCAATAACGATGCCAGCAAGTGCAGTGCCACCGCCACCGTCGTTTTGACCATATGCTTCCTGCAGTCCCATGGGTTCAAGTCTCGTTAAAGGTTGCCACCATCTGATAGTGTGTCGCCACATCAATGCCAGCTGGTGTTGCACGGACAGTCTGTGTGTTTGCAGCCCAAGACACCGTCATGGGGTCAGCTGCGTCGATGGTTGGTTGGGGCGGGTCTTCAAAGTTGGGGGAATTGTTCACAGTCGCAATTTCAATCGCAACCGTTCCAGCTGTCGGCACTGCAGGGGTCGTGCCACCTGCATCGGCATAGAACCGGATGCCCACAAAGCAATGCGGGTTGATCGTGTTGCCTGTCAGTTCAGATGGATCAGCAATCGGTGTGATCGGACCCATGACCACTGATGTGGTCTTATCTGGACCGCGACGGGCGTTCATTGTGCAAGGCTTTCGTTCATCTGCTTTGGAAGCTGCTTCCAATAGACGTTCAGGGGCGACACAGTGAAGTCAGACGGTGCTGTGGTGATGTCAGGGGTGCCACGGGACACCATTGCGCCTTCAGCGGCTTCACCAACGGAACCATCGCCTGTGCCGGTCCAACCGTTCGTCATCGCAGCCACACTGTCAGCGCGACCACGAAGCTTGCCGTCGATCCAGAAGCGAAGCTGTCGTTTGCCGGGATTGACGGCAATCACAAGATGAAGAATGGAACCTATCAGCCCAAGCTTGCCAATCGCGATGTCACTGATGTCAACACCGGCATTGCCAGCTGCATCACCAGCAACGATTGAAAAGGTGTCACTGTCCAAGCAGACCTTGATGCCTGTCACTGCATCACCGAATTCAAAGACCAGACCGGACGCAGCCAGACCAGTGATTTGGATTTCGGTTTCGAATGTAGCGGGAAGACCTTGAAGACCATGGTCGGTGATTTCAGCTGGCACGTCTATGGTGCCAGCGCCAGAAATAAAGGACCGGGATTTGTCAAGATCAATTGCTGGGTTGCGAAAGGAACGTGTCCGTTCCCTTGCATGGTAGGATGCAGCTTGTTCCCATTCAGTCAACGCCATCAGGTTGCACCGGGTGCTTTGCCTGCAGCAGAAGCAGCAGCTTTGCCAGCACCAGTCATGTCACGAACGACACGTTTTGTGCCGTGACCCAGCTTGGGCATTGCAGCTTGGTCAAGGGGTGACTTGGCTGCTTGCATCAGCAAGTCTTTCAGTTGTGCACCATTGCTGGCACGTGTAGCGCGACCAGCGATCTGGGATTGGATGTGATGCATGATGCCACGCTGATTGTCTTTGGAAGAACGCTTCAGGGGTGCGTGCATCGACAACATCTTGTGAAGGTGTTTATTGGCAATCACCAATCGCTTGTCAGCTTCAGTCTTCACTTCGTTCAGCATTTCGATTTCAGCTTGGGCTGCAAGAACATCTGGATGATCACGACCAGTGCCGACTTCAGCATCAGGATCGACTTCATCTTCAGGCTTGTCACCATCGCCTTCACCAGCAGCAGCCAGTTCAGCAGCAGCGGCAATTTCTTCAGGGGAAGTGCCGACGTCAGACTTTTCACCAGCGGTGACGTCTTCGACTTCAAGCACGGGATTTGTCCGGGTGAACAGGGGTGCAGCTTCAGTGATGTCAGCACGCTTCAGTTCAGGGTTGGCGGTTGCTTCCTGCATGGTGTCCACTTTGGGAAGACCATCTGCAGTCCACTGTTCGTCGTCTGCCACGTCAAGCGCGGTCAGTGCTTCTTTGATGTTCATTGGTTTTTCCTTTTGGGTTCTGGTTTAGTTCAACACATAGGCAGTCATAACGCCAGAACCGTCATCAGTAAAGGGCACGACGTTTGCGGCTGCAACAGCATCTTCAAGACTGGCGTGCAAGGTGTATTGATCGGCACCACCGTCAGCGGTGAAATACAGAACACCCGCAAACAGACCATCAGGAAGATCGTCACCAACCAGCACGACAGGGGTGCCGTCTGCGATGTCGTCTTCACCTGTGATGGTGATTTCATTGTCGGCATTGGATGCACTGGCGATCACATAGAAGGTCACACGACCATCTTGGATCAAACCAGATTTCAGGTCATCGGAAAGGTGGTCAAGGCGTTCACGGGTCAGTCCGTCAAGGTCGCGATGGCGAAGGTGGCGAAGACGTGCAGGCATGGGACTATTCCTTTCCGGGGAAATTCGTGGTTGTGGAAAGGGGTGACCGTGAAGCCACCCCGATCCTGATTTCTTACGCTTCGCGGCTGATCAAACGGGCGATCTTGATCTGCTTGCGTTCCTTGGCGATACGGGACCAAGAACCAGCTGCAGACAGAACCGCGTTCGCAGGACCGGCAACCGACAGTGCGCCGGTATACTGGTGACCCTTGGGGTGGAAGCCCCAGCGGATACGGTTCCAAAGAACGTCCTGACCTGCACCGTTACCAGCACCGGCTTGGCGCTGGACTTCAGTCGGCACATCAGGTGAACCCTGACCGAACAGAATGGCACCAGCACCGAACATCCACGTTTCGTAAATGTTGGCCGAAGGCGAAGGAACACCGTCATCGACGATCACCATCCGACCCAAGAAAGTCGGGATGTTCACGACACCGTTGGCATCGGGAATGAAGTCGATCAGGTTGTTCTTCTGCGCACGGGCATAAACGACCGAATGCATCATGACCATCGTCAGGTCTTCCATGCTGTCACCCATGGTCAGGGTGCTGTCGATGAAAGCTTCTGCCGAAAAGTCGGTCACACCAGCGGTGTAGGACGCGCCAGTGATGTCCACAGTCATGTCGTTCTGCAAGTGCTGATCGCCACCACCGGGTGCAGCAGCGTTGTCAGCGAACAGACCGTTCACGACAGCGACAAATGCATCCTGTTGTTTGCGAACCCACCAGTCAGAAACACGGGCAGAAATTGCAGCAAGCGGGTCATCACCGGAAAGCAATTTGGAAAGCTGCGAAGCCGACCAAGATTTGTTCCGTTCCAGACGGGTGCTGATTTCAGCCAGCGCGTCGATGCCAGCAGGGGTCGGGTCATCAGAACCACCGGAAATGCCGTGATGGTCAGTTTCCGTTGCAAGGTTTTCGGTTTCAGCGTCGTCCAGATCGTCATAGACGGGCATGTTGAACGACAGACCGCCACCATTCAGCTGACCGGAAAATTCGCTGTCAACGACAACGGCACCGGATCGGATCAGGCGGGATTTGACTTCGGTTTCACGCAGGGTGTTACTAGTGAAAATTTCGGGGGTGACCACGTCGGCCAAAAGTGCTGTTGCCATGGGATGTTCCTTTCAAGGTGAATGTCACGGCTGTGAATTGGGTGTTCCAAACGCAGCCCCATGGCCTGTTCGGGTGATCGAAGGCAGATGCCATGCATGCGCCTTTGATCCTGATTTACACGCCTGATTGGTCAAGCGCAAGGAAAAACTTTAGGTGGCTGGTGCAGCGGGTTTGATCCCACTGATAGTTGTGCCTGCAGCTTTCGCCAATTGTTCTGCTTTTGGACGGTCAGAAGTGGTCAAATGTCCCTGCTTGGTCAGGTTCCAATGCTTGTGGCTGAATGGGTTTTCACCATTGTTGGCACCGCCAAGATTTCCACCAGCACCACCACCAGCGGAAACACCCCACCAATGTGGACGCTTTTCCTTCATGTCGGTGACGAATGCGCCGGGTTCCATGCCGACAGTGAACGGACTGCCTTCTTTGGTGACAATGGCACCAGCAGCGTCGATTTCAAAACTGCCTTCATACATCAGCAGGTCTTCCATCGCGCCGGGTTCCATCTTCTGTTCAACACCAGCAGCACGCAGCCCATCGCGGATCGTCCGGGAAAGGTCTTTGGCTGTGAAGGTGGTGTTGGATGCAGTCAGGTCAGCATTGGCAGTTTTCAGTGTTTCGTTTTCACGGGTGATCGGTGCCATTTCTCGACGAACACGCGCATCCACCAAGTTGTCAATCTTGTCCTGATCAGGACCATCGCCGGTTGCTTTGGCTTCAAGTTCAGGGATGCGATCAAGGTCTTTGTTGATGTCTTCGACCGTCTTGTCACCGAAGGCGTCGGTGTAAACCTTCAGCTTGGCTTTGGTCGCAGCGTGATCAGTGCGTTCTGTGGTTGCCCCAACCTGAACCCGTTCAACGTCGGCAAGTGTCTTGATGCCTTCGACTTGGGTCATTTCCCATTGACCGTTTCGTTCGGTGAAAAGGGAAACATATTCGGCTGGGATTTCGTCTTTGGTCTTATATATTGACTTCAGCATTGAAGCGATCCTTTCGATATTTTGCACCCACATGGGTGATTGTCGCATGACAATTCGCAACTAATGCAGGGTTTTTCCCTGAAAGGGAAGAAAAAAGACTTGCGTTTTGTCTGGCGATGTGCATAATGGTGGCACAGATATAGAAAAGGATGACCCCAATGACCAAGATTTTTGAAGGCGAAACATGGGATGCACCGGAAAGTGCAGACATGTTCACAGGTGGGCACAATGCCCCATTCAAGAAATCCTATGCCTACAAGGCCGGTGAAGTGACCGTCGATCTTCACACGGATGGAATGGCATTCGTTCAGGATTGCAGAACCGCTGTGAATTTCACATGTCCTGCCAACGATGCCTTCACTTGGGCACGGGACAAGAACGAAATGCGCAGGTTGTCGGCATGACCAAGTTTGCAGAAATCAACGAACCCCGGATTGCCAAGATCATGGCGATACTGGACACCATGGACACGTCTGCCAAAAGCAACAAGGCTGACGCTGAATTGTTCGCCCTGTTGAACCCAATCAGAACACGGCTTGGTGCTATCGTGCCAACCATGTCTGATGACGATGATGGTGGTGATGAAAGCCCAAACACAGCGCAGCAGCCAATATCGCGGGAACGTCTGGATTATTCCATCGCCTGTTCCAAAGCTGACCGTGCAGTCCGTGCCTGTGAAAAAGTGCTGGCTGAACTGACCGAACTGAAAAACGCAATTCCATCTTAGAAAAGGATCACGACAATGCAACGTATGGAACCAAAACCAAAGACCATTGATTCAATCAGAAGCAAGCTGATCGAAGGCGACATGTTCGAACCTTCAAGCAGCGATATCATCTATCAGGAAGGACGCCTTGCTGTCGGCTTGCCAGTGCCTGAAGGATGGCGCGTCCTGACCGGCAACATGCACGACAGTCAGGTTGTCCGGGTTGTGATGCGCTATGAAATCGACGACGCATTCTTTGTCGAACGCGACAAGGTGGTGGAATACCACGCTGAAGAAATGATCGCGCTGATCCAAGAACATGAAAACATGCCGGTCAAATCCTTGCAGACACGCATGGAAGCCGGGGCACGTTCAGCACGAAAGGCGATTGACGATGTCTGATCAATCATATCGCGACCAGCTGGCGCACACACGTGCAGCTGATGCACAGCATCTGATCCAGATGACCCGGATCGCAGCACGTGGTGGGTTGTCACTTGACGCCTTTCGCAAGATGCCCGAACATCAGAAAGAAGCCTTCATGGCAAAACATAGGGACAAGGCCAATGGATGATTTCGAACGGATACTGGATCAGCTGTTCCACAACGTGATGGAAACTGATGACTGGAAGACAGATGGTGATCATGAACTGGAAGTCAGCCCATTCGTCTTCGACTGCCTTCAGGCAGGTGTGCGGTTCAACCACGATTTCAACCTGAACAGACCGGTCAATGAACAGTTGGCATTTCGGGGCATGTTCAAGATCAAGTTCGTGATGGAAAGCGTCCCGGATGTGGTGCCTGTCGGTGGACCAGACTTCCCCGGTTCTGCCAAGAACACGATCCCGGAATTCCTGCACGTTGCGCTTCGTGTCGAATGCCGCAATGGTCGGTTTTCATATTTCGATTGGGACAAGAACAGGGAAAGCATGAAATGAAACGCGATGACAAAACAGTCGGTGACTTTGGTGTCAGACCAGCTGGACTTCCCGACCGCTGCTTCTATTGCGGTGAACTGATAGGTGGTCAGCACAAAGATGACTGCGTGATCCTTCAGCGATCCGTCGTGGTCGAAGTGAAGGTGACCATGGTCCGCATGGTGCCAGCCAGCTGGACACAGGAACAGATCGACTTCCACCTTGGCAACACATGCAGTGACAACCTGATCCGTGATGCTGAACAGCTTCGCCTTCGCAATGATGCTGTTGGATGCACCTGTGGCATGGTCGAAGCAACCTATATCCGGGAAGCCACTGCTGAAGATGAAGATCGCAGCATGCTGTTCGTGCAGGATGAACGACTATGACAGATCGACCATTCAAGGCTGTCGTGATATCCACGCCAACGGTTCGGTCCAACTGGGTCGAACAGATGTTTCACGCTGCACAGGCGCAACAGCAGCTGGCTGAAAAGCTTCGTGCTGATGGCTGGGTGCAAGGCACTGGTGCTGCACACGACTGCTGGGAAAAAGGACCAAGCTGATGAACACCGCTGTGGCCACGTTGTTGCTACACTTCATCTGCACCGATGTCAGGCAGGTCTATGAAGTGATCGACGTTCTGGACCGGGGTGATCTGGTCTATGGGGTCACCACCCTGCCTTCCAGCTGTAAATGGACACGGGAATATGAAATGATGGCACGCTTGGGAACCTTGGTCGAAGTGATCGACTATATGGACCGTGGTGATCTACCTGATGCAGTCATCGGATCGTTCACCATGCCAGCAGTGTCTGGGATCGTCTATTCAGCAGGGATGATGCACCTTGGATGACAGGTGGTTCAGGTTGCCGGGGCAACAGCGCCACCACATTGGGCTGGTCGATGTCCTGTGGGGCATGTATCAGGGTCAGATGACAGAACTTCACTTCAGACCGGGAACGATGAAATTGATCGGTGGAAAGATGTGGTTTCCCCGTGACTGATCCCTGTGATCCTATTCGACCGGCTGATCTTTCTGGATGGCTTCGACCCGTTCCCACGCTTCAAAGTCCGACAGGGGATAAGTCGTTGACCACTTCGTCGGGTCAATTTCCATCGCAAGGGCAACCTTCTTCGCGACAGCCATCGCCTGATCGCGCATGAAGAAGCCGATCCCTTTTGGGTTCATCAGATAGAACCAGCATTCGCTGTCCTTGCCCCATGCTTGAACGACATAGCCTGTCGCTTCTTCACCGGGGCAGAAGATCGACACACTGCTGAAGCGAACACGTTCCATGGTCATCCGAACCGTGCCACCATATATCTGTCATGGGATTTCTTGCAATGATCCGATTCAACCCAGCACATCAGGAAGTTCAGTGATCTTTCTGTCCGTCGCCAATGGTTGATCCATGCACGCGCTGAAACCGTTTCGTGCGGTCGACCCTTCATGATCCTGACATTGATGAAGATGCTGACTGGCGCGACTATTGAAAGAACGATCAGTTTCATAGGAAGTCCTGTGGATCAAGGCCAGCCTGTGTGAATGCGCTGGCATGTTTTGCTGCCAATTGGGCAAGGGTCAATTCATCACCAATTCTGGTCACAAACTTGTCCAAGGTCAAGCCACCATTGCGAAACAGTTTGCCCTTGGTGACGCCAAGGACGTCGTTCTGGAACCCGACCGGCTGGCGTCGAAGAAATGTCCCATAGTTCACATCAGCTGGAACCTGTCCAACCAGTTCACGGGTGCGTCCACGCGCAAAGATGTCGAACTTGCCACGCGACCCCCTTGGAAGGGCACCACGGCTGGTCACAGTCGGCAACCCATTGGCTGCGCTATATTCACGCAGCAGCATCCGTTCAGTGACGGGCTTCATGGGTCGATTGCCCAAAGCAGACGCAGACAGAACTGCAACGCGCAAGGATCGGCAATTGAAGTGCAGGGGTGGGATCGGACCACGACCGATTTCGAACAACCTGCCATCTATGGACATGCAGATCGCTGTGGTGACCCCATCCAAGGTCGCGACATATTGTTCCTTGTCGAACAGGTCTGAATTGGATTTGAAGAATTCACGCTTGGCTTGATTGGCGACGTGGTTGACCGCTGTCCGGGTGATCGCTTCAGCGTTGCGTCTGGTGATCTGGGTGACCCCATCACGACCACGCAACGCAGCTGATCCAACCACACGTCGGGCGATCTGCTGATTGGTTTCGGACTGGACCATCCCAATCTTGATCTGGTCGCTGATCCGGCTTATGTCGGTGCGTGCCAACGACCGTGCCCATACTCGCATCACCTTGCCTTGGAAGGGACGTGCCGTCACGATGGATCGCAGCAATTGAGGGGATGGAAGTTCAGTAACCAAGGTCACCGGGGCAACTGTCTTGGTCATTCCGGCAATGAATGCTGGTTCAGCTTTCGCCAGTTCCAGCAGTTCGTCGATCCATTCTTTTTCAGCAACCTTCCAGACGTCGACACGCATGGCAGTGATCACCTTGATCAGCCGGTTCATGCGATTGACGTTAGCAGGTGTCAGACCCTGACCCGATCCTTGTGCAAGACGACGACGGATTTCATTCGCCATGTCCACTTCGGTCGCGTTCAGAAGTTTGATGATCCGCTTCTGCAATCCACCTGACAAACGCATCAGGAAGATTTGATGTCGGATCATCGCATCTAGGAATTGATCATTGGCGGTCATCAGGTTTCATCTGCAGCGGCTGCAGCAGCGGCTTCTGCTTCAGATGCAGCAGCAGCGGCTTCTTCTTCAGTTTGTCCATCTTCGTTCAGGCCAGCATCAGTGCCAACGACCAATGGAACTTCATCTTCAATTTCTTCAAGTTCGGCTTCATAATCCAGTTCAGTGATTTCGTGCTTTTTCATCAGCGCATGAATTGTCTTGTTGCTGATCGGTGCGCCAAGGGTCTTGGCAGTCATCCAGTCGACGACGGCTTTGCCAATCAATTCATCATCAGCGAAGTCAAGATTTGGCACGACCGACACTTCATCAGCATTCAATCCTTGCCATTCAGCAGCGATCTTCAGGATGCGTTCCATTGCAGCTGCACCAGATAGCGCAACACTGACCAAGGTCGCTGTTTGTGCAGCTATCCGAACCTTCAGCGCATCGCCACTTTCCTTAGCACGTGATGTGGTGTCCAGCATCTGACCGGCTTTGTTGGCACCGGCCTTCTTGTCGTTTTCCAACGCCATTCGCATTTCGGGAATGCCTTGGGAATTGGTGCCGATATATTTCGCATCACCACCCTGTTGGACGTCGATCACCGCACCAGCGCCTGCACGGTTTCCATCTTCTTCATCATCACCGGGGTCCATCCATCCAATTCTGACCAAGGTGTCTTGACCCTGCATGAACAAGGCGTGACGATAGTCAGCTTCACCACGATAGATGGTCATGGCAAGATCAGCCAGTCCAAGCAATGGGGGTTTGTCTGTGTCTGGCAAGTTGTCTTTCGAATTCACGAATACGAATGGGATTTGTTCCAGCGTCTGACCACGAAGCGTCGGTGCGATCATATCTGATTGCACGAACCCAGTGCCGTTGCCACCTTCTGTGAACACACCGACGTGATAGGCTTTTGGACCTTTGGTTTCTTTGTCTTCAGTGTCGACAGTTTCATTGATCGACAGCACCCGATAACTTTCGTTTTCTTCCCAAGAAAAGCTGTCGGTTCTAATCTGTTCGCTTTCATCAAGGACCACCAGCTGGGTTTCAAAGATGCCATCCTTGTCCCGACGACCTTTGTCCCAGTTGATCACCGCAAGGGCACCATACATGGCGACATAAAGCTGTGGCTTGGAAGGGTCAGGGGTTTCAGGCATGTCCAGCAGAAGACCAAGACGACCACTGACCAGCTGTCCTTCATTGATGCGACGAAGGAACAATTCGGCTGTTTCACCTTCGTTGCTGAATTCTTCCAGCATTGGTTCCAGTGCTTTGGGAACTTCGAACACAGGCGGCTTGCGGTGCATGACACCAACCATGGCGCTGACTGCATCAGATACAAGATCAGGGAAAACTGCACGCTGCAAATAGGCGTCATAGCGCTTCTTGCCGGGTTTGCCGGTTCCCATGTCATCGTTTTCCATGCCAGACGTGGCAGGAAGATATGTGGTTTCAGCTGCCTTGACGACGTCTTCACCTTCATAGGCAACATCCATCAGCATCCAGCGTTTGTTCTGCCGGTCCCACTGTGGATGTTTGGATGCAAGATCGGATGATTTTGTCTGTGGCATGTCTGATCCCTAAAACGGTTGATCGCACTAATAGCCCAAACAGGGGTGAAAGCGCAAGTGTCATGTTCTGATCTATCATTCTGCTTCAGAACGTCGATCTGATATAGAATGATGGATCAATAATCGCCTGTCGTTCGTCCGATCTTGCCGTGTTTGCCGACTGACCGGACCTTGTAGCGAACTTCATCAGCGATGTGGTCTTCAGCATCGGTGTCAACATCGTCCATGTCTTTATCATCACGGGGCAACACTGGGATCGTTCGCATGAACTGGGTGCATGTGTCAAACACAAACAGACCTGCATGTTCCCTTGGTGTGCCATCGTCATTCGGATGTGCATTGCTGAACCATTCGCGCATGACCTGCCAGCCAGTTTTTCTGGACCCCGGTGATTTGTCAGCACGCATCCACTGCAGACCTTTGAACTTCTGCCCCTTGATCCGAACCATCTTATACATTGACGCGGCGATGGAATGGTTGTCTTCCACAGCGAAGATGGCGCTGTCAGCAACACCTGCCTTGACCCGGCTGATGTTCCCATTGCGGAAACCCCAACTGATTTCACGTTCGATGATCCCTTTGGTGATCATGTCAGCGCCAAGCTTCAGCCCTTTGTTGGGCTTCCCATTCCAGCCATACCATTCAGCGATCCTGAACAGGTCACCCCGGACAGTCGATCTGATCGTGCCATCACGAAGGCGAACATCTGATCCATCAGAAGCAGCCCACCAACCAACACTGAATGGTGCCGATGATCCCCAATCGAATGATCTATCAATGCGCCATGTCGGTGGGATGTCGAACGGTGCACAAAGGTTGTGGGTTGGTGACCAGACGTCATCGAACATGCCGCCTGCAACGATGTCCCATGATCCATGAAGCCATGCCTTCAGTTCTGCATCAGATGAAGCCGATGCACGAATGTTCGTGATGTAGTCAGGGTCAGCATCAAGAAGGATCAGGTTTTCTGCCAGATAACCATGGATCGCCACCCTTGCCGGTTCAAGTTTGCCGTCGTCGTCATAGCTGTCCGTGATCACCTGATATCGGGAACCGGGCAACCTGAAGCGGTGCTTCACCCAGTTGTGTCCGGGACCATAGGGATTGGTCGTCGATCTGATCCGTTTCGGCACACCCTTGACGGATGTCCGATTGGTAGAAAACATCTTCTTGTAGCCTTCATCATTCGACCAGTTGCAAAGTTCTTCCCAGCCGATCCACGGATATTCGTGCCCGTGATAATTGTCATAGTCCGACACACGCTTGAACTGCCTGAACAGCAGCACTTCACCTGTTGGCCATTTCCAATAATGTTCGGAATGATTGAATCGGGGGTTCTTCCCAGTTTGGGAAAACCACTTGGATGATTTGGTGATGACGTCGGTCAGCTGCTTATAGGTCTGACGAAACAGGATGCCTTTCCATGCGGCACCATGCCCGACACAGCAATCCTTTTCGAAGTCCATCAGCAGCGCATCGGTCTTGCCGGGTCCACGTGTCCCTTCGAACAGAACTTCAGGGATCGGGCACATCAGGAAATCTTCCTGTGAACCAAGTTGCGGCACCCAGACCGGATCATCAGGGATGATCAGTTTGGCCTTCTTGCGCTTCGCTAGATTGTGAACAAGTAGGTCATCACCCTTGCGCATCTTCAGCTTCCTGTTCAGCCTGATGATCAAGCATTCGTTGACGTGACTTCGCAGCGATCACAGACCATTCTTCCAGCGTGACAGTTGGGGGTGACAGGATCACACCACCACCAGACGTGATGTCCAGTGCCGACTTGTCGCGGTATTCGGGATCATGTCGTGCCAGCATCTTCACAGCCAGCGCTGTTTCCATTGTGGTCTTGGTTCCGACTTCATCACCGTCCTTGTTGAAGACCGGGTTGTCATAGCCTTCCATGGCACGCAGTTCGATCTTCTGGATGATGTCCTTGGCATGTTGTGCAATCGTTTCTTCGACCACGTCATTGAAATCTTTATCCGCTTCACGGTGCACACCGATGGTGGACAAAGCGATCTTCGCATCCTTCGCAGCCAAATTGATTTTGCCGCTGGACAGAAGCGAAACCAGAAACACGGATTTCAGATTGTCATCAAACTTCTTGCGCCGATGACGCTTGCGGGTTTCACGCCACAACGTTGGATCGGCTTCAAGGGTCTTGTCCTTCATTCGGGAAAGGTCTTTGCTGATGCCAGTGAACCGGGGATCAGTGTCGTCGAACGCTGCTGTTTCTTCTGGTTTATCACTCATGCGACGAACCCCTTCTTTCAAACCGGACACATGTCCTGATCGCCAAGCATATCACGCGCATGCGCGAAGGCTGGAATGACGATTAGTTCTGACTAGCATCCTGAAGCCCAAGACGTCAAGAAGGGATAATATGGCAAGGTCTATCAGTTAAAAAATGGAATTCCTTTAATTTCAATAAGTTATCCTTTAATTGATATACTTGATAGACTTCAACTAAGTTCTAAATCTTTTTGAAAGAAAATATATTTCATAAAGCCCCATATGCTCATATGCTGCGCACAAAAGTTTCACCCCTATCACCTATCACATCTATCATTCTTGGGCTTTTCCAGCAATATCAAGGACATGCGCTGATATACTTTGGGCCAATTGATAGACCTATTTCAGTTGATCAGCCCAAATCCAGCCAACCCCACCCTGATATAGCCAACACTGGGATGGTCTTTCCGATACGATTTGGACGCCATTTCGGCTGCAACGTTGATGTCATTTCCCCAAATAGCGATCAGTTTTGCATCAGGATCGACCAAAAGGTGACCAGAAACCACCGGTCTGATCAGGATTTGCATCCAAACACATCCCTGTGCCGTCTTCTTTTCACCGGGAAGCATCATTTCCACAGCCCACAATAGGTGATCAAGGCTTCCCGGTTTACTGGCACCGGGGTCAGGGACACTTCCATCAGCCCAACAGCCTTCAGGTTTCGATGGTCATTGTTCTGTTGAATGTGGTCAGCTTCATAGCCAATGGACAGCCCAAGAAGTGCCTTGGTCACCACCCACTGGATGGCTTGTGGATCGGTCACAATACCTTCGACGAACAACCCGATCTTGTCTTCCTTCATCGACAACCATGTCCCAAGGATGCGCATCTTGTCATGATTAAACAGCATTGACCGATATGGAAATGCCTTCAGGTCTTTCTTGAAGCATCCCTTTCTGGTGATGTCACCATGGGTGTCAGTGAAATCAAACACCGACGCATATCCTTGGATGAAGCAACGTTCTTCATCAGCCATTTCGGTCATCCTTCACGGTTTTCACAATCACACCACCGTCGAAATCACGCAGCCCAAGGGCATTGCGAATGGTTCGCTTTGTCCTAAGTTCCACCTTTGTTTCAATATAGTCAATGACGCCAACAACACGTTCAGCTTCTTCCCGGCTTTCGCATTTGACCAGAATGTCGCCATCAATGACCACGGTGAAAGCACCGATCACTGGTTCATCTATTCTGGCAATTCTCATGTCGAACATCCCCCACTGCGATCTTCCCGGTCCTTCCAATCGGCTTCATTGTCACCCAGCCGTTTCATCATATCGTCACGCGGTTCAGCGATCAGATGCAGTGCCTTGGCCATGCGAACATAGACGTGTGCCCAGAACAGACCAATGCCGGGATCAGGGTGCTGGACACCGACGATCTGGAAGGCATGCATGGCGTGTGCGAAGTAGTGCAGCGACATGCTATCACGGGCACGAACGAAGGCGTCTGCAGCGGCTTCAACATCATCCACTGGACCTGTGTATGATCCACCACCGGGTGCAGCAGGATTGGTCAACGCCTTCCCTTCGAAGGCAGATATCACCACGCAACGACGATACCAGCGGACAAGGTCTTTGGCTGGATGACCCTTTTCAATTCCATCTTCATTTCGCATCGCAGAAAGCAGAACGCTTTGCTGCATATATGGTAGGTCCATGACCCAGTCTTGAAGAACGCTTGGCATCAGATTTCCTTTCCTGCCAGTGCAGCTGCCTGTGAACGTGCAGCTTCGATATCAGTCGCCATGTGCGACTTCCAGTGTTTGCCCCACGGTTCAGTCAGACCACCTTGGTCCCTGAAGAACGCTGCTTCCTTGACGAACCATGAATGTCCATTGAACATCACATAGAACTGTCGCAACGGTGTATCAGGTGGACCCAAGGGTGGCGATGGCACACGTGGTGGGGCGCTATGATAGAAGCCAGACCGGGTCACTGCAAAATTGGTCATCAGTCTATCCTTTCGCCACGTCTGGCCAAGATGCCATGGATGACATTGAAGACCTTGGTTTGAGTTTCACCCAAAGTCTTGAACCCATCGTTCCGTCCCATCTGCCTGATCTTCGCACGAAGCTTGTCAGACGACTTCCACTGCAGGTGCCGGGACACATTGAACCCCTGTCGCTTTCCCATAAATGCCATCACAGTTCATCCTTGAATTCGGCACCAACAGCTTCAAACACAGCATCAGGATCGTTGGACACCTTCATGATTTCATTGCGGTTGAAACGCTGCTGTTCAATGGCTGCATTCCATGCCGTGACTTCGATCAGGCTGTTCACTTCAGTGGTGATCAGTTCCCCGATCACAGATGGTGTCAGCGCATCCAGTTCCCATGATTGGTCACCATGATCCCTGATATAGTTCGGGGCACGGCTGTCGGTTTCCTTGGCAGGATTTGGTGGTGGATCGTATTGCAGCACCTGATCCATGTTCAAAGCGATCCGACGAATGTCGATCAGTTCACCACTGAACAGTTCCAGCCGTTTGTGGTTGTCACGGGTCATGTCGATGCCACTAGGGTCGTGGTCACCAAGGTGGATCAGCACGCAGTCCTTGCCACGTTCCCCGGCTTCCCTGAAGCGGTTGCCAGCAGCCCAAGCAGCTGATGACGACATGTATCCCTTGCAGGCCATGAAGGGCACCTGAAGCTTGTTGCAGGGACGTTCGATCACCGATGACAATGCATCCTTTTCCACTCACACTTCGACATAGGTCTGCTGACCAGCCCACAGGTTTTCAGTGTAATGAAGATGGATGTTGGACAGCACGTCCATTGGGTCTGGCTGGATATAGGGTTCATCAATCACCCGACCCCGGTCTTCGATCCGTTCGAAGGACATTAGACCGGCAAGCCGTGCATCAGTGATGATCCCACCAAGCCGTTTATAGGACTGAACGGTGTTCGGGAAACCCGGCACGCCTGACACAAACTGATAATACAATTGGCGCAACGTCAGCATGAAGCCTTGCTTTTCATATTCATCCAGAATGCTGTTCGCATGCATGATGATTTCCATGTGCGCCGGGGTGAATTTCTTGTCAACATAGACCTGATGATTGGCGTCGTTTTCTTGCCGTTCACCACATAGGTCGCAGAAGACCGTGCCCACTTCATTGTGATTGCCACACCCTTCGGTGCATTCAATCGCGGTTTCATCCACCGATCCGTCTGGATTATGCAGGACCATCAGGCCACCCCACTGACTGCGAACACTTTGTCATTGGCGATGCACCATTTCTGGCGATCTTCGATTGTCTTGCAGCCAGCCAGACGCTGTGCCTTGCGCACCCATGCCCATTCCATCCCGACCGACTGTTGAAGCCGAACGTTTTCCCGGTGCGTTGCACGGTTCCGAAGCTTGGCACGTCTGCGTGCAGGGTTGCCAAAGACTTCCTTGACAGCTTTGGGACGCTGGACCTTGGCCACGATGCGTTTGAACAATTTATGCAGTTTCAGTTTCATTGGTTTCTTCTTTCAGTTTTGCGGCAACCAGATCACGAAGTGCGATCATCGACCTTGGGTGGGTAAAAAACCCGGTTGATTTAGCGACCCGATGCAGTGCTTGAAGCTTCCACACAGGCCAGTCGTTCAGATAGTCAGGTATCATTGCAACAGTCCCGGCATGTCCATTCGTCCAAGCCGTGATCGTCGCTTTCTTCTTCACTCATTTCGCACCACCAGCCACACTGGGTGCACAGAAATATCTGGGTGTCCAACCATTCACAGAACTTCTGATCGTCGAACAGGTCTTCAAATTCCAAGGCGCTGTCACAGGTGCCCACCAGCCGGTCAGAAGCTTCCTGCCACTTGGGGTCCACCCCATCCACCGTTCCGTGTTCGATCATGTGGGCTGCGAAGCCGTCGCCAGCTGCTTCAGTCATTCCGTCACCTTTGTGTATCCACGATAAAATATGTGGTCGCTGATGAAGACCCGCTTGCCCCTGTTCAGGTAGAACAGCAGCCCAATGCCAGTGCCTTCCTTGTCGCCAGTCCAGATGTTCAGCTTCCTGCCACCCGGTGACTTGAAGCGACCGATCTTCCTGACCCGATTCAATCTGATGGTCATCGGATGCGATCCTTCAGGTTCAACAGGTTGGCAGTGTAGCGCAATGAAAAGCGCAATTCTTCGACCGTCATCTGTGTGTCCGGGACACCCATCATGGTGTATTCGCTTTTCAGTGCTTCGTGCTGGCTTTCCATGAACATCGCCAGACCATGGTGGTCAGCAGGTTCCTGTTCAGGTGCCGGGTTGGCTTCGTGCCATTTGGCACAGCCTTCCTTCACGTGGTCCACATACTGTTCGACCGTCATGTCTGTCAGGTGGCAGGAATAGATGCTGGGAACGCTGTCTTCAATGCCCATGGGTGCGCCATCTTCAGCACCGAACCACAGATATCCCAGACCCCGGCTGATGTAGATTGGAAGCTTGGCTTCCTTCAGTGCTGCGTTGATGTTGTTGATGGTTGGGCGTGTCATGGTGTGATCCTTAGTTGATTGCAGCGGTGCCAGCGTGGGTCGCTGTCGGGATTGGCAGGACATAGAAAGGTTTGCCCATTCCGTCCAGACCACCTTCGATGATCAGACCCAGCTTCTTGCCGGTGCGGATCGCTGCTGAAACGGTATTGGAACGACCACGAACCGGCTGAAAGAACATTGGGATGATGTCATTGCCAGCTTTGGCGAAGTCGATCATGTCGGTCAGCATTGTCTGGGTGGCGGTTTTCATGGTGTGATCCTTTTCTGATGACCCTTTGTCGCATACATCCAGACAGAACGCAACAACTGAATTGTGTTCATTTCAAGATCACAGCAGCGCCTTCAGATCAGATGCCATGCCATGGTTCCGAAGAAGTTCGGTGGCTTGGCTGATGGTCAGGGGCGAAGGTTCAGTGCCTTTATGCCCACAGGCAAGATACAGCAGCTTGGCGATCTTCTTGCCACGTTCAGACAGAAGCAGCGCTTCAGTCACATGCTGTGCTTCGCGTTCAGGCGTCATTCTCATAACGATGCGTCTGACTGGTCCGGTCGATTTGGTCATGGTGCTATCCTTTTCTGTGTGTCCCACGTTGCGTCGTGGATCAATTCGTTGATGAAGACGATCCCAGCAGCACCGACTTCGTCCGGGATATCAATCAGCCCACCCGATATGATCGCTTTGGTGGGTCCGACGATTGGGATCGGTGCCTTCGGTTTCGGTTGTTTGAACCCGGCATTCCCAGCCGGGTCCACGAAGATGGTGTTCATGCCGCGACGAATTCGGTCTTCAGGTCATACTTGTAAAGCGTCCGGTTGCAATGACGTGGACCGCGTTCCTTCGGATCGTTGGTCATGATGCAGATCGTTGGCTGAATATAGACCCGTGTGTCAGGGTGGAAGCCAGCAGGTGACTGCAGTTCGTTGGTGTCGCAGATCACAAAGCGTGTGTCGATGTAAACCAGATCAGCAGCAACCGTCTTGCGATAGTTGATGATGGTGTGGCGCATGTTCGACAGGGTCACATCCAAGTTCTTGTATTCTTCAGCAGCCTTGGCGCGAAGATCGTCGTCGCCTTCATATATGGACATGTCAGCGAAGATTGCTGTCAGGCGGATCGCATCAGCATCTGATTGCGCAACTTCTTCTTCAGTCGCGGCTTCGAACGTGGCTTCAAGTTCAGCCAGTTCAGCGATCAGGGGTGCTTTGTCTACAAAAGTTCGTGCCATCGGGGTCATCCTTTTCTAAGTTGATGACCCCTTATCGCATAGGTTCAGACAAAACGCAACAACTCAATTGTGTTCATTTCATGGCGTCACAATAACCTTCATTCAGGTCACTTCGCAGCTGATCACATGACTGCTGAAAGATGCCCAAGATATATCCGATATAATACGCCATCACTTTGCCTTTTCTTCTGGGAACGCTGACAGCAGCGCCCTGATCATCAGTCGCCAAACGTTATATGACAGCCGGGGATAGTCCTTCACTTCCCCTGTTCGCAGGATCACCTTTGGATTGGCTTCAATGATGGCACGGGACAGAAGATCAGTTGGTGCATTCTTGCGTGCCACCCGGACCTTGTAGTCACCCCGGTCGTGCGTCCCACCGTCATTGTAGACATAGGTTCGACCAATTTCCTTGGACCGGGTTTCATCACCACCCGGCCACAGTTCGATCTTCAGAACGATCATGCCACTTCCTCCAGGAATGGTGGAACTTCAAGACCGTTTTCGATCCAGTATCCCTTGCCTTCGACTGGCGTCTGATACCGCTTGAACTGGACGATCTGTTCACGCCATTCCAGCGACTTGTCCGGGTCAATGAAATACCACTTGCCGCTGTCAGCCAAGACCAACGTTTCCGGGTCGCAGGCTATGACCAGCGTGTCCGGTTCACAGGGTGCATGCTTGCCACCGGCAAAGATGTATTCCTTCCACGGCACGAAGCAGGTGCCATCGTCCCTGATCTTCAGGAAGCCCCAAGCATTGATCTTGGGTCCGGTGATGATGATGGTCCAAGCGATACCGGGCACCAGCTGCCACTGCTTGCCGGGAAGCCACCCACCGTCGTCCTGTTCGCGCATGATCGCCCGTTCCTTGCCACGTGCCAACACGCGGTGCAGGTGGGATGATGGTCGATAGTGCCAGCGCCATGCACGGACGATGTTCCGTTTCTTCGCATTGATCACGATGTCATCGCTGAAGGTTTCTTCTTCGATGTAAGTGGTCAGGGGGAAGGTCCAGAAGTTCCATGGATGATTGTGGGGGTCACGGTCTGCGTCACCCCGGTGGAACATGTGCAATCGAAGGCTGGCACCATCGGGGGTGCCGAACCTGATCCGGGTCATGTAGGGTGTGTCATGTTCGCTGTCCACGCCATAGATCGTCATGAACATAAAATAGTGCCACATGATGTGGACCTTGGTCAGCAGTTTGATCATTGTCTTCTTCCTTCCATTTGCCAATCTATAGGTTGACAGTTTGATTCAGTTTGCCAAGCTATCGGTTGGCAATCATCGCGGTGATCGCGACAGGTGCGACGTCGAAGGCCAGCTTCTGCATCGCTTGGGCATAGACCCGGATTTCGTGTTGGGCATGATCGTGATCACGCAGGGTGCAGAACTTCATCAGGTTCAGCAGGTTCGTCTTGGCGAACATGTGGGTGTATGTGCCCACAGGAAGCACGCTTCGCGCCAGTTCCCTTGGACAGCCATTCTTCAACATGATCCGATAGGTCTTGAAGGCGTCGGCATTCTGACGTTCCAGCAATGTGCGGATCGACCCGGCATGCGGGTTCTGTGTTGCGGTTCGCATCTGCTTGTTGTCTTTGGACTGGGTCGTGATCTGATCCAGTTCAGGGATATAGAATTCTTCAGGCAGTTCCCGATATCGTGCCGACAGTTCGTTATAGGACCACGTCCGGTGTCGGTGCCATTGGCGCACGACGAAGATCGGTGCCTTGACTTCGAATTGGAATTCCACCGCTTCGAACGGGGTGTTGTGGTGGTTCTTCGCCAAGAAGTTGATCAGCCGGGTGTCAGACCCTGTGTCGTGCCCTGCCAGCCATGCAGCGTCATAGGACACCTTGGCGGCACGGGTGACCGACAGGTCGTTGCCCATGCTGTCAACCAGACGCACGAAGCCGTGGTCCAGCACATCAATTCGTTCACTTGGTTCGTTCATGGCGTCTGATCTTCCTTGGTTTCAGGGACAGGCGCAAGGCACGCTGTTCCAGTTGATTGTTACTTCGGACCTGACCTTCCAGTTCAGCGATCCGCTTTGCCTGCTTGTCCATCGTTTCAGCCAGCACACCTTCGATGACGCATTGGACCTGATTGAACATGTCTGCACGAATGTTGAATGTGACAGCCATCAGAACGTCAGACTTGTGTCTTCGCCAAAGGCGGGAAAGGTTCGGATCACCCGTGGATCAATGCCATCATCACTGGACAACACCAGACCATTCTGGAACACAGCCCAACAGGTTTCCTTCAGGGTTTTGTCAGCGTCGTCGGCACCGGGATGTGGCTTGACGATGTTGAAGATGCAGACGGTCCTGATCCCTCTATAGATCATTTCATGACCACGCCCCATGGTCTTCAGTTCACGGTGGGTTTCAGGCACCTTGGTCATCATGCCACCCAGAACAGGATCAGTGAAATGATCCAGCTGACCACCCACAGGCCAAGCCACAGACCCAGATGGATCAAGACTTCCTTTGTTTCTTCGCGGGATGCTAGTCGATCAAATTTGTTGTCCGGGTTGCCGACATAGGCGACTGCCACAGCCAGAAAGAAGAACGACATGATCTGCAGGATCACTGCGATTGCGAATTGGATCATTTCAGGTCATCCAGTGCTTGCACGATGTTGGTGTCTGCAAAGTCCATCAGGCCAAGACCCATGACCGCGACAAACCCAAGGCCAGCAACGATGATCCCATAGGAAAATGCACTGGCAATCCACTTCGATCCGAAGGTGTTCCGAAGTTCTTGGTTTACTGCTTGGGCGAAAGTCATTGGGGTCATCCTTTTCTAAGTTGTTGCACCCTTATCGCATAGCACACGACAGAACGCAACAACTCAATTGTGACCATTTCAAGTCAGGCTGCTTCGCCACCCATTTTGCAGCCAAAACTGATGGCCCAATGGGGCAAACCAGTCTGCATGGTCAGTATCCTGTAAAACCGTTCACCCATCTGAAAGGCACGGGCTTCACATCGTTCCTTGGTTGGATATGGACCCCAAGCGTCACCGATCTTTGTGCACGCTTCATTGCCCATCCAGTCATTAGGTCCAACGAACTCTGGACACACGATGATTGGATTGGCGTCCCAGATGCCTTGGTTCACCGGTCCTGTTTCTTGTGCCTTTGCAGGCAGAACCATTGCGGCGAAACAAAGCACGATGATGACAAACCACATCAGGGTGCTGATGGCAGTATTGATCTTGAAACACGTATATGCAGAAAACATTGGTCAGTCCTTCCTTGGGTTAAAAGGGAACATCATCCCCTGTCAATTCGTCTTGAAAGTCGTCGGCTTCATCCCAGTCCGTGTCACCGTAAAGTTCGACCCAGTGGGTGCGACAGGTGGCAAGGGTGGGCATCAGGTAGCATCGGACACGCTTCTTCATAATGGTGTCTTCATGAAAATGCAAAGTCTTGTCGCCACGCTGGACGACTTCAGGTGTCATCAACTTGGCGATCAGCTGTGGAACCATCTTGTTCATGTGGATGCCCAAGCTGCTTTCCGATCCGCGACGGCTGCTGTTCAGACGCTGGACGTCTTCAGCAAAGTCACCCACCATTTCGTGGATTGGAACCACCTGTTGCCAGCCCATGTGATGATCCAGCATGCAGCCTTCTTGCAGCTTCCTGAACCACCATTCTTCCTGCTGACTTAGGCTGTGGATTTTCTGCTTCTTCAGTGCATCCGTTTGGGGCACGTCCGTCACGTCATATCCGGTCAGATCGACGTTCATCAGATGATTCAACAACGCTGCATATCCACCATCCTTCAGCTGATCTGCAATGCTTTTGAAATAGCCAGAATTCTGCTGGACTTCCTTGCCAACATCCAGAACGAAATAGCGACGTTCACCGGCACCAGCCGGGACAACATGGTCGCTGTTGGATGCCATGATCAAGTGGATATAGTTGGCGACGTTTTCCAAGTCGATGCCCTTGGCTTCGATTGGGATCGTCCGTTCAGTGATCAGGGTCTTCAGAACGCTTTCGTGTTTCTTGTCACCAGCGAAGAAGGCTTCATCAGCGAACAGCAGCAGGCAGTCACGAAGGTGGCTGTTGAACTGACCAACCAAGTGCATGCCGTTTGATATGTGCTTGAAGTGACGACCGAACAGTTCACCGAATTGGGTGGCGAAGAATGATTTGCCGGTGCCCTTGCCGCCTGTCAGGACGACAGCGACCTTGCCCTGTTCAGCTGGGAACTGCACGGTGCGTGCCATCCAGTTGATCAGATATTGGAAGTTCCCTTCATGCCCGTCACAGACGTTGTCCCGGATGTGATCCAAGAACAGCTGGCATTCACCCGGCATAGATGGATAAGCGAACCCACGCCAAAGGTTGTAATCTTCAGCGCCATCATATCCGGGTTCAAAGACGATGCGATTGTATTGCCGACGCTTTGGGTGTTCGAACCACCACTTGCCAAGCTTGACCGGCATGACAGCAGCCTTGTCCTTCGCCTTCGGATTGGGCACCCATTTTTCACGATTGATGCGACCGTTCTGGAAGTCGATTGGGGTCATCTTGGTCAGGTCGAAGTTGCCGGTTGACCGGTTGTAAGTGTCTTCAATGATCCTGCACTTGCCACCCATGTTCTGGATGACGGCGAAGCGTTCATTCAGTTCCAGCAGATCAGGATCATCTGCGTGCTGCTTTCCCCGGCTGATCTGCCTGATTGCATACTTTTCAGCATTGGGTCCAGCTTCCAGAATGCTTTCACTGATCCCAAAGTCCGGGTCAGTCAGCAGGCTGAAGATCACATCATCAGGAACTTCACAGCGTGCCAGCTGGCAGGTCACATGGAAGACCCATGCTGACCGGGTGTTGTCGTGTTCCTTGGGATTGTTTTCGTCCTTGCCTTGGTTGATCGCCACCAGTGTGATGTCGTCCACCCCATAGTCGTCACGAAGGAAGTCAAGCGATCCATATCGTTCGACGTTGCCTGACAGCTTCACTTCCTGTTCAGCTTTGGTCTTGCCACCACCACCGATCCCATCGACCGCGACAGGTGGTGCTTTCTTGAATGCGCTGATCGGATAAATGTTCTTCGGTTTCCAATCCATGACAGCAGCCATGGTGGGCACCCGACCATTCTTCTGCTTCTTGGCGTCCGGGATGTTCATCGTCCCGGCAAGGCGCATCAGTCGATCAATGTTGTGACAGTTGTCCGCATTGAACACCCGTTCGATCTGCATGTTGTAAAGCTTCGCATCTTCTGCAAGCCCAAGATCACCGTCGATCTTCAGGGGTTCTTCCAGCTTCCAGAACGCCTGATATCCACCACCGGAATAGACGATCATGGTTGGTTCAGGGATGCCTTTGGGAAGCTTGGTGGTGAACAGTTCAAGGATGCGTGCCTGTTCGTCTTTGATCGACATGCCCTTTTCAGGGTCCACGTCCACGTGCAGAAAGTTGACCGACGCGATGTTTTCCCGCTTGGCTTTCTTCTTCAGAATGCCGTTGACCGGGTTCACGTGGAAATATAGATTGTCAGTCCCAGCGTGCTTGCTGATGAACTTCTTCATCGGTGCCAGCGACTTCGGACTGAAGGTGTCAGTCTGTGTCGGGTTGGCACGGTTTGTTGAAATCGCAGTCAGACACCATGGGCCTTCTGGATACATCTTTTTCAGGAAATCAACTGCTGTTTTCGTGGCGTCTGCCATTTTTTATCGTCCTTTTCTGAACAGGTCTATCAATAGGGTCTGACGTTTACGCTTGCACATCAGGGGTGTCAAGCACTTTGATAGATGTGATAGACCTGATAGACCTAATATCAGTTTGATAGACCTTCCCAATAATCTTGCAACAGCTTCCAGTCCTGTCTATCAGCTTCCATTTCCCGGACCCAATAGCTGGACCGATCAATTGCCTTGCCGACTTCATCCTGTGTCTTGCCCGACCGGTGCCGGTGCAGGAACAGGATTTCATTGACAGTGATTTCGTCACCATCCCACGGGACGAACGGATCGCTGTCCAGTTCCCATTCGATATATTTGACGCGGCTGATCCCCATGTGCCAAGCCATGAACTTCTGGGTTTCGTCCAGTCGTCTGCGTGTCAATCGACGCCATTCGCCAACCGTGATGCCTTTAAGTTTCCATGTATCAAACACTGTCCTAGTTCCTTTCCTTTTAGTCCAAACTGCCAATAGGCAGTGCAGGTGTCCAGCAGCTGTTCATATGTCAGCGTGCCAACTTCTTGTGCTTCAGGTGCTTCCCAAAGCAGCCATTCCTTGCGACACTGCAGCAGCAGCCATGCGCCACCCCCACACTGCCATCGCTTGCGCAACCACATCTTCTGACCCTTGGTATAGTGGGGCAGTGCCACCACCGTGTCGTGTCGTTTGGGCCATGCACGCAGCCATTTCAATTCGATCCATCCGGGGATGCAATTAACATCAGGCGTTCCCGGACCTACGCTGTTTTCCACCGGCTTGGCGTGAAGCCACTTCAGGGTCTTGATCACCTTCGGTCGCATCGTTGATGTTTCTGCCATGTTCAATTTCCTTGAATTCGATGTTGCAGTCAGTCAGCAGTTGCAGCGACCGGGCGATGTCGAACCGGGTTCTGATGTCGTCGCTGGTGAAGCAGACAACACGGACGATCCCAGCAGCAGCCATATGCTTGGCGCAATCTTTGCAGGGTGGGTGGGTGATGTAAACCGTGCAACCATGAACGCTTTCCTTGGCTTGCAGGATTGCATTCATTTCAGCATGGATCACCCGGTCATATTTTTCCGGTCGATCTTCCCACCATGCCCGTCGATCTTCCATGGTCCGGGGGAACCCATTATATCCGACAGAAGCAATCGACTTGTCAGGTCGCATGATCACAGCACCGACCTTGGTCGATGGATCACGGGATCGTTCTGAAATCGCCAGCGCGACACCCAAAGCCCAAACATCAAATCCCGGTCGGGGGAAATGGAACGGCACATCTACATCTGGAAGATCGGTCATTCTGTCACCACGTCGATTGAAAGTTCATTGTGGTCATGGGGGTCGGTGTTCATAACACCATCCTTGCATGTGTCCATTTCAATATCGGTGATGAAGCCGTTCCATGTGGACACTTTGAATTCCCCACACTTGGGCTGCATCGTCTGCAGTTTTTTGATCAGTTCGTTCAGGGTCATGTTCTTCGCCTTTTCCGTTGGTTCTGTTTGTGTGTCATGTCTTCAAGATGTATCGGGTTGCAGCACAGCCTATTGGTGCACCTGTGGTCGATCTGTCGCTTCGCTGGCACATAACCATGGATCATCGTATAGACGACCCTGTGGACGGCACTGGAACAGCCGTCGATGCTGATCCGACCATATCCCCCACCGCGACCTTCACCGGACGTGGCACCCTGCCACAGCCAGCATGGGGTGCCTTCGAACCACGGACCACCATTCACTTCATCACTGATCGTGACACCAGCGGTGATCCGTTCCCATATCAGTGCAGCGCGTTCACTCATGCGACTTCCTTTATTTCGCCCCAAGACGGACCCATTTCCACATCCACATTGAATGGGACTTCGGTGTCTGGGATACATGTCTTCATGATTTCAGCACAGGCTTTCGCATCTGCCACGGTGCCGAACGATCCATCAAATTCATCATGGACCTGCAGCTGAAGATAGTGACCAGCTGCATCGCATTCGACCATGGCGGTCTTGGTCTGATCAGCTGACGATCCTTGAATCAATCGGTTCAGTGCTTTGTGGGTGAAATCGTATCCACCACGCCTTCCTTCAGGGAAGTGCAGACGACGTCCACAGATTGTGGTGATGAACCCTTTTTCCTTGGCACGTTTTTCAGCAGCCTTTGCCAGCTTCTTCACATACGGTGCCTTGTTGTCGAACTTGTCAAGGATCGCCTGACCTTCTTTGCCAGCTGCACGCCACATGAAGGTTTCACCCTTCGCTTCCATCCGAACCTGCATGGCTTCGTGTTGGGTTTCCACATAGGTCACGGTGCGCTTGCGCTGATCGTTGGTTTCTGACACAGCCCAACGGGTTGCCAGTCCCAGTTCATCGCACATGGACGCACCGCCTTTGCCATAGCACAATCCAAGATAGATCGCTTTGGCCTGTTTACGGGGCACACCGGTCAATTCAGCCATCATGTCGTGGTTGTCGGTGGTTGGGTCGTCCCGATACTGCTTTGCAGCCTTTTCAGCCTTCGTCAGACGCATCACAGCGGCGAAGTGGGTCGTCCAGCGTGGTTCCTGCTGGGAATAGTCCAGACAGCCCCACAGCGCCCCGTCATCAGGGATATAGATCGACCGCCAGAACGCTGCGAATTCATCCCGGCTTGGCTGCTGCTGCAGGTTGGGCAGGATGCAGGACAGGCGTCCATATCGGGCACCCTTCTGATTGCCACTTTCCGTTTCACGCGCCATCTGGTTGAAGGTGCAGTGGATGCGACCGTTGACCATGTGACGTCGGACAGATGCAGCGAATGTGGTTCTGATTTTGTTGACCTTGCGTGCCCAAGCGATCCGTTCGGACACCGGGTGGTCGATGCTGGACATGAATTCGATGTCGATGTTGGGCTGACCATCAGCTGTCTTGCCAACCTTGGCACCGATGGCTTCGAATGCGGGTGCCAAGATCAATGGCTTCCAGACTTCACCGACAGGGATCGTCACCCCGGTTTCCACCCGGACGAATTCCAGCGCTTCTGTTTCTTCCTTCAAAGCCCAAGCTTCAACTTGCGCCAGTTTGTCTTGGTCGATTTTCACACCGCGTCTTCGCATCTTCACCAGCACCGGCACCACCCGGCTTTCAAGGTTCCAGATGTTCCAAAGGTCGTCACGTTCCAGAAGCTTTTCCTGAATGCGCAACAGTTCCAGTGGTGACGTCACGTCCCGTTCGGCATAGGCACCGACGAAGCGTGCAGGCAGAAGACCGATGTCTTTCTTTGGGTCCACACCATATGCGATGGCTGCTTCCCGGATCAGGGTTTCATCCTTGGCGACGACACCGTGACGCTTGCCGATGTTCGCCAGTGAAAAGCTGTATTGAAGTTCATCAATCAGGGGTTCAGCGACCTGAACGTCCCGGATGAATGAAACGTTTTCGAAGTGCAGATCATTTTCAGCGCAATAGTCCAGATCATAGGCGATGTTTGCACCCACAGCCTGACCATCGAAATGCTTCATCTGATATTTCAGATATCGCATGACCTGATCACGGTCCATGTTGTCGCCACCGACATGCCCAAATGGAAGATAGTATTTGTCACCGCCTGTGTGGTTCTTGCCGTCACCTTCGAAGGCGAATGAAACCCCCACCATCTTGCCGTTCGTGCGAACACCAATCCCAAGCTTCTTCAGATCGGGGTCGATGGTTTCGCAGTCAAGACCGACCCGGCCACGCCCCTTCCAATCGGGAAGATCGGAAATGTTGGGCGCGACCCAGTCGCTGTCAGGCAAGAATAGTGGAAGCTGCATAGCCTTTGTCATCAGTCGTCGTCCTGCACCATGTAAAAGTTTTCGATGTTGATGATGGTGGTGACGCCTTCAGCTTCAGTTTCCACCACTTCCAGTTCACCGACCTTCGTCCGGGTCGATTTGAACGACGGCATGGCACCGAAAAGTTCTTTGCCATAGTCCGTCAAGCCACTTTCAGGCAGTTCATCAGCTTCTTCATCTTCAGGTAACACGAAGCAGTTCGTCGCCTTCAGATCGACAGGGTCACCGCTTGCACGAATGATCCGGTCGATCATGTCTTCATCCAGAATGAATTCAGGACCATGATGGAAGTCAACCGGCGTGTCGAAGAAGATTTCAACAGTTCCACCAACGCTGAACGCAGCGGCAAGCAGATCGTCCAATGTCGTGGTGATCAGTTCAGCGAAGATGTCGCCAGCATCTTTGGGATCGGGATCATCAGCTGGTCTGCTGCTTTGCGGTGTCCAAATCCCGGACCCTTTGACCTGATTCAAACAAAGTTGCTGCATGACGTCAGCCACCATCATGAACAGGTCTTCTTCAGGACCATTGTTGTCGATCCAGAAATCAGCATTGGCATTTTCTGCAGTGATGTCCATGGAACCGGTTTCCGGGGGATGTCGTTTCGATGCATCAACCCAGATGATGTGGTCGAAGATGCCAGCTTGCTTGCACGCTTCCAGTTCATCCAGACGACGCATGCCGACATATAGATCAAAGCCACGTTCGATCATTGTTGCAGCGGTCTTGGATTTGTCCGGGGTGTTATAGGCGGAAATCATTTCCATCCACAGAACCCGGTGGTTCGACCGGTCTTCATACATGGCTTCAAAGTCAGGATATTTGGCGACACCCCAATTGTCCCACAGACATTCCTGTCCGACGAACATGGATGACGAAGTGAATTTGAAGCCATAATTGTCGCGCAAGATTTCACCAACGGTGTCCTTGCCATGCCGTGCATATCCCAGCACCAAGATTTTCGGTTTTGTCATTTTACGTCCTTTGCGTGTTTCAAGTGCGATGTCATCCAGCAGGGTGTTGATTTCGTCCCTGACCGGATCGTCCTTGATGGTCAGGATCACGCGACGACAGACCGCCACGAACCAGTCACGTGCCTTGGCTTCTTCAGCCTGCAGCACTTTCTGTTTGCCTTCATAGGTGGGTTTGAATTCGTCCATGATCATGCCGCCTTCTTCATCATTTTCTTTGCACCAGTTTCGGCACGTGCCATCGTGGTGTAGTGACGGGCAGGGATACCATGCAAGCAGCGACCAGCGCGTGTGACGATCACCAGCCAGTCAGTGCCACCATAGCCATTCATGCTGATGTTTGCTTCGACGCGGCCATCTGTCAGGGTTTTGCGGGTTGCGGTTGTCATCGGGGTCATCCTTTTCTAAGTTGATGACCCCTTGTCGCATACATCCAGACAGAACGCAACCCTTCAATTGTGACCATTTCAAGTCGCGGCTTGTTGATACCTGATGGCTTCCTGAAAGTTGTCGAAGATGTGCGTCGGTGGTTGCAAATCTTTCCCATGCGATCTGATCCAGCGATCCAGTCGCTTCGCAGCGCGACGACGGTGGATGTCACCTGTCGGTCCATCAGGATACCGCGCCACCGTCGTTGAAGGGATGATCTTCTTGGGCTGCAGACCATGCCAGCCAATGCGACCCATCTTGGGTGCTTCAGGCATGGCTTGCTGAACCATCCCCATCAACGATTGGGCGAACCCACCAAACATTTTGTTAAACATGACGTGAAAATCCTTCTGTGTTTGTGTCCCATGTCCGGGACTTGTTAATTGTCATTTTGTGGTCGATTGCTTCCAGCAATTCACGGAACGACACACCTGAAGATCGGGCTGCTTGAACAAGGTTCCAGAAGCATTGATATCCCAAGATGGTGGTGTCGTCTTTGGGTTCTTCATACCCTTCACGGAATTCCTTCTGCAGTTCAATCGTCTGCCATTGGACAATCGTATCACAAACCGTTGCCACTGCAATTTCAGTGGTTGGGATTGGTGTCGATCCTGTCAGGTTCTGGTTCATGACTTTTTGAACACCTTCATTGGTGCACCCAACTGCAACCGCTGGTCCGGTCAATGTGATCCAGATGTCAGCAAGTTCACCCACAAACAATCGTGGGGAAGATTGGACTGCAATCGCTTCAGCAACTTCCAACATCGACCGATGCAGCTTCAAGCACTGATGTGCATGTCCAAATGTGTCACGCTGCCAGAAGGCAATCGCTTCTATATTTCCGTTTGTCATTTCATTCGCTTTCTGATTGGTGTGATAATGAAGACCAAGATGCCCAAAGGCAACCAGCCCAAGATGACCATGGTGGCTGGACCCCAACCCCATGACTTGTCGCGACCGACCTTGGTGTTGGTGGCGCATCCCAGCGCCAATCCAAGACCAATGATGATATAGAATTCAACCCAGATCATGGAAATGTCCAATACCCATAAACGCACCGGGTGCCTTCACGGCTGCAGTCGTGGGTGTCGTTGATGACCCCGTCGATGACTGCGACAAGATGCTTGGATACAGATGCAATGATGTTCCCCTTGGGCAATTCATCAGATTTCAGGTGAACTGTGCACCCTGATCCAATGAACATGGTCGGGGTCCAGATCGCGCCAAGTTCCAGCAGATAGTCCTTGAACCATTTGCGGCTGGTGTAAACGCCATCACGTGCTGATGCAGATCGCTTCTGACCCTTCATCACACGCTGTTCACGCGCACCATCTGACAGACGGTCATAGACTTCCTGATATGGTCGACCGGATGCGATTGCCACGGCACGGGTGACGCAGTCGCCAGTGGTGCCATGAAAACCTGCAGCGGATCGACCGCCATCATTTCTGTTGAAATTTGTCATGCGTCACCTTCCAGTGTTTTGATCACATTACGAAGCATCAGGCTTTCATCAGTCAGCTGTTGGCTGCGATGATACAAGGTGTCATTGAACCGGGACTGTGCAGCCAGCATGTCTTGGAAGGCTGTGGTCATGGCGCTATCTGCAGCACGTTCAGTGAAGATTTGGGTCTTCGCATTTTCAGTGCCATCAAAAATGTGTTTCATCGCATCCTTGATTGACTGGTTTCCTTCCTGTTCTCTGCGAACAGAAGCCAGCTTGATTTCTGGTGTCATGATAAATCCTTTTCTGTGGGTTGCCACACCATCGCCTATATGGCGATGGCTTTGGCAAGATGTTTGAAGAAGTGAACGATGTCGCCATTGGCGAAGTCGATCTTCACAAGGATGGTTTTGATTGATGCTTGTTCGGCTGGTGAAGCGGCTTTGATCGCGTCCACGATGACCTGCAAAGGCATAAAGTTCATTCCCAGTTCACCCATCGCTTCGATGGTTTGATCAAGGTCGGTGCCTTTTTCTGCAAGGAAAGTGTCCAGCCATTTATTCATTTTGTGATCCTTTTCTACGTTGTTTCTTGTTTCGATAACCACTTATCGCACAAGGTCAGACAAAACGCAACAAATGAATTGTGACCATTTCAAGGCAGTTATGACTTGCAGATCATAAAACAGAAATATAATCTGCAAGTCATATTTTCATTCACAATTGGAACGACCGGTTGACCAGTCGATTTCACAGGTGCCACCAGCGGTGATCTGTTCTTCAGCTGGTTCCTTGGGTGTGAAGATGCCAATCCGCTTTCCACCAGCATTGAATGTCGTGCATCCTTTGCAACCCTGTTCCCATGCGCTGATATAAAGCTGGCTGAATTCATCACGGGGCATAGTTGGTGACACGTTGCAGGTCTTGCTGACAGCGCTGTCCACCCACTTGGTTGCCATCGCTAACACAGCGACATGCTGTTGGGCTGTGACGTCGTCTGCCAGCGTTCCCTTCACACCAAAGACTTGCCACCCATAGTCGTTCACTTCGACGATGACTTCACCTTCATCCATGATCATCTTGCGGGTGCCTTCATACATGATGACTGGTTCACAACCTGAACTGATGTTGTCAGCTGCATAGGAAATCGTGCCGGTCGGTGCAACGGACAGAAGGTGACTGTTGCGAATGCCGTGGGTTCGAATGCGATCCTGAATAGTCAATGCTATTGACTGTTTGATGAATTCACTGTCCAGATACTGATCAGCATCGAACATCGGGAACGGACCTTTTTCAATCGCCAGATCAACAGACGCATCATAGGAACCATTGGCGATGGTCCGCATGACTTCTTCTTGGAACTGCAAGAATTCCGGGGTGCCATACATGAACCCTTGGGCTTCAGCAGCATTTGCCAGACCTGTGATCCCGATGCCCATCCGTCGCTTCGACTTGGCTTCAGCTTCTTGTTCAGGCAGTGGATACGTCGCCATGTCAATGACATTGTCCATGGCGCGAATTACAGGCGCGATGTCGCGTGTCAATTGATCAAAATCAAAATACCATTCCAGAACCTGATCATCCCATAGCATATATTTGGTCAGGTTGAATGAACCCAAAAGGCAAGCACCATATGGGGGCAACGGCTGTTCGCCGCATGGATTACTTGCAGCGATAAGTTCGCAATATTTCAAGTTGTTCATGCGGTTGATTGTGTCAATGAACAGAACACCGGGTTCAGCCCAATGCCATGTGCTGTCCATGACTTCGTCCCACAGGATCGCGGGATCAATAGTGTCATAGACCTTGCCACCCCATACCAGATCGAACATCCGTCCTTCCAGCAGGCAGTGCATGAATTCATCAGTCACAGCGATGGATAGATTGAACCCTTTCAACTTCAAGGTTTCCTGCAATGCTGTCGCTAGATCGGCACGCATTGGATCATCACCGGGCATGGCTTCGACCATGTCCCACAGCTTCTGCATATTGGCACCGGGCTGCTTCGCATTTAGGAACTTGCGAATGTCTGGGTGGTCGATCCGCAAGACACCCATCTGTGCCCCACGACGGTTCCCAGCAGACGATGTGGCTTCACAGACAGCGTCGTTGATAGGCATGAAGGCAATTGGACCATCAGTGTTCGCCTGAACCCCCACGATCAGGTCGTTGGATGGTCGCAGCGGTGACCAGTCATATCCAATGCCGCCACCCATTCGCATGGTCGTTGCAGCTTCAGTCGCTGTGCCCATGATGGAATTCTTGCCCATGTTGTCCCAGCCATGGACGAAGCTGTCGTGGATCGTGCCTGCAACGAAGCAGTTGTATGGGGTGATATTTTTGGATGAACCGACAGCTGCCTGAATGCGACCGGCTGGCATGAAGCGAAGCGCTGATCCGATTTCTATCAAGACCTGAAGGTGTGCTTCGTTGTCTGCCAGACCAGTTGCCCAACGGACCACGGATGCATGGTGGTCTTCACCTTCATCCCGGTATTTTTGTGCATGGGTGAAATCGGAATGCGGATTTTGAATCATGGAATTGCCCCTTTGGCGTTTCTTGGTTTTAATTATTCACGGACAATCGTCAGACGTTCCGCAGCACGTGTGATGGCGGTATAAAGCCACCGATGACGATGTTCACGGAACGCGCTGCTTTCGTCAAACAACAGCACATCGTCCCACTGCGATCCTTGGGCAGTGTGGCATGTCACAGTGTATCCAAAATGGAATTCCTGTGCTTCCTTGGCTTCCCACCAATCGACCTTGTCACCCATGAACGGTGGGATATGGGAAGTCACTTCGATAGGTCTTCCTTCTACATCAGGACGGATGATCATGGCAACCTTATCTTGCGTCGATCCGGTAATTTCTTCGACCATCCACATGGCACCGTTCAGCAGACCGACTTCGTGATCATTGCGACGACAGACCACACGGTCACCGGGCATCGGCAAGGGGTCTGTGAAGTCCAGCAGCTTGCGCATGCGCCTGTTCCATGCGTGCCGGGTGGCATTGCGCCCCACGATGATCTGATCAGGTTCCAGCGCGTCTGCCTTGACCATGTCCCGTGTGGATATGATCCTGCAATTGCCATAGATGCCAAGGTCGATGCTTTGCCGGTTCCTGACCATGGTTGCCAGCTTCAGGATCGGACTGTCTTGGGCTTGCCGGTGCACTTCATCCAACAGGAAGTCAGGCTTGGCTTCAGTGAAGAACCCTGACCCCTTGACCGGGGGAAGCTGTGCTGGATCGCCCAACACAAGAATAGGGATGCCAAACGACAGCAGGTCTTCACCCATGAAGGTGTCCACCATGGAACATTCGTCGATGACGATCAGTGCTGCATGTCGGATGTCGCTTTCACGGTTCAGGTCGAAGATCGGACTGGCTACGTTCTTGCGTTCACGGTTCAGTTCAAACCGGATGTCCTTGATCTTCTTCAATTCGAATGTGTCTGGTTTGTCGATCAACAGCAGCTTCGCCAGATCGGCTTCCATTTCCAAGACGCCAGCCTTCGACCGGTCACGTGGCTTGTAAATTAGTTTGTGAATTGTGGTTGCATTCGGACAACCTTTCTGATGCAGAACATGGGCTGCTTTGCCGGTGTAAGCTGCGAACATCACCTGACCTGTGACACCTTCAGCGAAGTGCTTGGCCAGCGTGGTCTTGCCCGATCCAGCGAAGCCAAACAGTCTGAAGATTGGCTGGTCTTTATTTCGAAGCCATGCCGCGACTGCGTCCAAGGCGTCATTCTGTTGGGCTGACCACTGCATGATCTGGTGATCCTTTTCTGTTTTATCGTGTGTGGTAAAAACCCGCCAAAGCGATCAAACGATGGCGGGTTTTATCTTACATGGTAAAGACTAGAACGGAACTTCGTCGTCGTCGTCCTTGCCACCACCCTTGCCACCGGCTTTGCCGCGACCAGAACCGGATGCATCTGCTTGACCCGCTTTTTCTTCAGATGCGAAATCAGCTTTCGCTTCATCGGATCGGATCATGTTGTGCAGATTGATACCAGCCTGAAGAAGTTCAGCTTCGTCAGCAGGGTTGATCATCGTTTCCATCCAATTGGACCCGGTCAGTGGCGACACCTTCAGGCGATACCACGTGCCCTGATCATTGGATTTCTTTTCGGATGACAATTTCGCACGGAACGCGAAATATGGCGGTTTGCCTTTCACCATCTGCATGGCGGTTCGGAAACCTTTCACCGGTTGCAAAGATGTTGACTTGACCGGGAAGACACCGAACCCGATCACTTCCTTGCCGTCGTCAGACAGAAGGTTGCAATACAGATAGACGGTTTCAATCAGATCGTTGTCGCCATTCTTCAGCCCAACCATAGAATTGCCATTCTCTTTTCGCGCTTTGCGAATAGCTGGGTCGGTCATTTCATGACGACCGGCAATCCCGCCACCGTTTTCGCGTGGTATCCATTCCACGACCAACGTTTGGAAAAGCACCGGCTGAACGACAAGACCGTCCTTTGCCGCTACCAGTTCCCCGGTGACGCTGTTGTAATAGTTGCCAGCTTTCAGAAGTGGCTGGCTGTCATCGTCATCATCTTTTTCAAGGATGATTGGTGACATAGGCTGCAGGATAGACAGGAACGGGATCAGAAGATCGTCGGCACCTGCATTGTCCTGATAGTCACTGTATTCGCCATAATCGTGCACGGCGACTGCAGTGTTCTTCTTGCCGGTCTTTGCGACCGCTGTTGATGGTTTCGTCATGGTAGTTTCCTTTCAAAATGTGGGACACACTTTAACGCCCTGTCGCACATGGGGCGATGCCGGGTTTCCCCGGAATTACTTGACCTTGACGGTCGAAAAACGTTGACGGAATGCGCCGAACAGTTCCATCGGAACATCGACACCATCAGCCAGCATTGTGGTGATGGTCTTGGCAAGGGTCTGTGGATGCACGGACGACTTGCGCTTGCATGGCAATGCCTTCTTGCGCTGTGCCATGTCACGTTCGAATTTGTCTGCCCACTGGTTGTCATCGCGACCGAATTCGATTGTGAACTGGCGTTTGATGATGCCATTTTCGTTGTTGTCAATCAACCAGTCCAGCGCATCCTTCTGCGTCTTGGCAGGGATGGTGGCACGGATGCGTTCACTGACGGTGACGACGATGCCTTCCTTGGTGGTGAACGATGTCATTTCAGCGGTGTCCATCAGATCGGGCAATATCTTTTCACCCAAGTGAACGACGTTGGCTTTGGCTTCCTTCATCTGTTCTTCCAGCGCTGCGACCAGCGCCTGTGCATCCTTCAGATCGACAGCTGTTGCACTGATCTGTTTGATGATGTTGTCACCAACTTCTGGCTTGAACGCTGCATAGGCGTCAGCGCCCGTGTCGGAACCAGTTGAATTTGCGTCGGGCTTTTTGGCTGATTGTTTCATCTATTTTATACCTTTTCTTCAGTTGTTTTATATACAGGTCCAGCACTTGTTCTTCGCGCAGTGGACCCATTGATCCCACGGCTGATCGGGACGGGAAGTCCAGTTCAACCATGGCTTCGAAAGTCACCATCATAGGTGAATTCAGATAGGGTGACAAGTCAAGAATTTCTTCCCGACCGTTAACATATGTTGCCACATGTTCGATCTTCCTGCAGTCATCATCGGAATGATCATCGTTCCAAGAATATGTCCAACCGCGATGTCTCATTCGTCAAAGACTTGTGCGCTGATCGGGATATATCCCTTTTCACCCATGTTCCATTGCAGGGTGTTGACCCGGTCGATCTTGTCGCCAAGCAGCATGCCGATCCACAGGATGAAGTTCGGGTTGCCGATCAGCAGCAGGTGATCTTCTTCGGTGAAGTCTTCAAGCCCAACACGAAGCTGTTCAAGGATGTGTTCAGGTTCGAAGGGACGGGCACTGGACCCAAGCAGGAATTTGAATTCCCCATACTTCGCAGCAGACGAAATGTCGAAACGACTTTTCAGTTCACCTGTCCGGGGGCCGCGGGATTGTTGGTCTTGTATGACGTAAACTATTGACATTCTATATCCATTCTTTGACACGGTCACCAGTGATCTGGGTCGCGATGTCGAATTTGCTTCTTAGCGCACGGACGATGTGTTCGTCAATCGTATCAGGCGCAACCAAGTCTATATATGAAACCGGGTGTTCCTGTCCAATTCTATGTGCACGGTCTTCAGATTGCAAGCGATCCACCATCTTGAAGCTGTTGCTGTAATAGATCACGGTGCGTGCTGCAGTCAGTGTCAGGCCGGTGGCACCCGCTGCAGGGTTGGCGACGAAGAACTGTGCATCCCCCTTCTGGAAGTCTTCCTTCGCTTGGGCACGATCCAGTTCATCGACCTTGCCATCATATCGAACAGCCTTGTCACCCAGCGCTTCCATGATCAGGTCAATGTCTTTCCTGAACCGACCCCAAATGATTGCCTTGTGACCCAGACCTTCAGTGATTTCCAGCAGTTCATCCAGACGTGGGTTCTTGCCGGGGATCATTTCGATTGGTTCATCAGCTTCAGCTGCGACATATCCACAGATGACCTGTTGAAGACGCAGCAACCGAACGATTGCCAGCGGTGCTTCGACGATGGAACCTGATTCAAGTTCGGCTTCGAACGTGTTCACCAGATCGTCATAGATGCGCTGTTGTTCGGTGGTCAATGTGATGTAGCGCTTGGAATACAATTTCGGTGGCAGGTCCAGAACTTCGTCCTTGGTCTTGCGTGATCCGACCCAGCGAAGCAGGTCATGCAGATCGTCGATGTTCTTGTATTCCAGCAGCTGGTCGAAGCCGGGATCATAGCCATCTTCACGCATGACTTCTTCAGCCGTGCGCCAAACACCATATCGACGCTTGAAGTGATGGAACTTGAACAGACCACGGTCAGCCCAAAAGGAAGGCTTCACCCAGCGTGCCTGTGAATAGATATCGAACGGACCTTGGGCAATTGGTGTCCCTGTCATCAGGCGACGGAATGGCGCATGCTTCCCAGCTGCGATGATGGACATGGTGCGCTTGGCACCGGGGGTCTTGATGTTGTGCGCTTCGTCCAGCGCGAACAGGCACCGACGCTTCTTCAGGAATGCCCACACAGCCTTCTTCCCGGCTTTGGTCATGAACCCTTCATATCCGATGGCAAGCACTGCCAGACCTTTGTGGTTGATGATGTCCTTGACTGCCTTGGCATGCCAGTTTGTGCTGGCACGTTTCGATTGCCAGATGTGGGTGCGAACATCAGAACGCAGCCGGTCAGGCATGTGGGCAGGGATTTCATCCGTGATCCAGTTCCGGTGCACCCCATTGGGCGCAACGATCAGAAGACCATTCACTTCGTCGGCTTCATAGAGATAGGCGACGTTGTCAATCACTGGCTTGGTCTTGCCAGTTCCCTGTTCCCAGAACAGCGCGAACGAAGCACGATCCTTGTGCTTGTCAAAGATTTCCTGCTGATGCGCGAAGGGCTTGGTCTTGAATTCGTATGTCATATTTTATCCATTTCTGATTTCAGGTTTTACGCGATGCCTAGACAAAACGCAAGGGTTTTATTTTGATAGACTTGATAGACCTTTTCTTTGATCTAAATCTTTTTGAAAGAAAATATATTATAGGGCTGTATGTTTTCCTGTGGGCAAACTTTGTGTATAGTATATCTATCAAGTCTATCAACAAAAACGGCAACCCCTTGTTTTCATTAGGGATTGCCGCAAATCACTGATAGACCTTGATCAGCCGTTATTGGATTTCATAGTGGGGTCCGTCGATGAAGTCGGGACCGGCATGTCGAACGCAATAGTCAGCGACCGCCTTTTTCATGGTGCCGGGTTGGTGCCCAAAGTCATTGAAATCGACGTCCCAGACGCCACCCCAACGCAAGACCAGACCGACTTCCTTGGCTGCACGGTTCACTGCCAGCGCCACAGGATAGATCAAAGGCCATTCCCAGCGTGGTCCACCGTTGGCATAAGGGACAAGGTCAACCGCGTGACCGAACCCATCCTTCTGCACAAGGTGCATGCTGTTCATGGTCTTGGATGCGCCGATCCTGACCAGTTCCTTTTGTTCAGTCCGGGTTCGAACACCCGACGTCACGCTGAAGTCTTGGGTGGTGTAAAGGATCGCCTTCTTGACCACCTTGACCAGTTCAGGGTGAACACCTTTCAGGCGACGTTTCGATGCGGTTCCTAGTTGATAACTCATAGTTCAGCCCTCCATTGGCCATGTTTCATGGTGATGATTGCACGCTTCCCATTCTCATAAGTGACGATATGGGAATGTGACCAAGACGAAGGTCCAGTGTTGAATTCCATATCCAACTTGGAACTTGTCCCTGCCACATATTGTCCATCGACGATTGCAGCTGAATGGGTGTGTGCACTGTTACCCTTCAAGCCCATCTTGGACAAATTCATTGGTGTTCCACGGGCACCGTTTGGCCCAAGGTCACCATGCATTCCGTGTTCGATCCCAAGGTGCACCCAGCTTTCGTCTTCACGAAGATAGGTGACGCCATCAGGTGCCTTGGCACGATGCATCGCCCATTCCGTGGTCAGCCAGTTGCTGTCCCGTGCCTTGATGGCGTTGTATGCTGCCAGCTGCGCTTCAAGGAAATAGATCGCATTGGTTGGGTCGGATTTATAGTCAGCTTCACGCAGCCATCGCAGAAAGGCATTGTCATGATTGCTGTTGACGACAATGGTTTGACACCAGTCGCGGTCTGCATAATGTAGGAAGTCAGAAGCGTCCTGCATTTCATCTTCGACATTGAACATGCCAGTGATGAAGCGCTTGAACATTCGATGTGGATTGCCACGGTCATGGTGGTTGCGTGCCCTGAAGTCTACCAGATCGTGGATGGTCTGATATCTGGGACGAAGGGTGTCCAACATGCCACCGGGTTCCCACGAAGCGTCCTTGATGTTTTCGTCGATCATCAGTGCATGGATGTCACCCCATGTGATCACCCCAACCGGCACACCGTTGATCACGCGACCCCCTGCGATCTTCATGTCAAGATCATAGATGGTTCCATCTTCCCCACCGTTCAGCTGTCGGCACCACCAGTCGCCATCGCTGTTCACTTCGACCAGAAGGGCACCATAGACGTGGTGATGCTCTGCAAGCAGCCCTGCACGCTTCTGGATGTAGTTCCGGGTTGTGACGGTGCCTGTGGTGTAAAGGAACTTGCAGTGGTCCTTGTGGGACGTTGGAACGCTTTGCATCGCCATCTTGGCGTGTGGATAGATCGCTGAATTGGCACCCGTGTGACCTTCAAGGCCGGTCAGGGGTCGTGCAGCGGTTGGAAGGGTGTTGTGTTCCCCACACCAGATCAGGCCGGGTGCCAGCTGGATGCGTTCGTCCGACTGGTCAAAGTATGGTTCGACCCGGTGGTCATACCACAGACTTCTGTCAGGATCGAAGCCATAACGCTTGGGGGTGTGGGTTCCACGCTTCACAGCTTTCTTGCCATAGGCGTGGATGTTGTAGGAATATGATGCGACATACATCGTCGCGTCCAGATGTTCAGACATTGCTGTCAGATTTTCCCAGAAGGGTTCGAACAGGTGCGTGTTGGATTGGGCTGATGTCAGGATGTAGCGTGCAATTTCGTCACCCTTGGGCAACTTGTTGACGATCATTTCCCGGCTGTTTATTGATCCAGCCACCAAAGGCTTTTCGATCAACAACTTCTTCATATGAAATCGAACTGTCCCACGGGCAAGGCCAGTTTCACGTTGAATTGCTGCGACGTTGTCACCGCCAAGTTTGATATAGGCGGCTTCCACCACTTCATATGTTGATGCAGGCATGTGTTATCCTTTTATGGACGGTCAAGCCGATCCAGTATTCTGTCGATGCGTTTTGTCAGGTTTTCCATTGAATCGTGAAAGCGTTGTTCACGCAAGGCACCCTGCTTTTCCATTTCGGTCAGCTGGATTGAATTCACATATTCTTTCGCGACCACCAGTTTGTAGTCAGACAGGTCGCGTCCATTCTGGATCACACGCTGCCACAGTTTCCAGACGATCCCGGCCACGAAGGAAATGATACCAAGGACCAAGCCCAAGATCGTCAAAAGTTGTGTCAGTGTGATGCCATCCATGGTGATTTCCTATTCCTGTTGCGCTTTAGCCAGATCAATTCGCCGCTTGGCTTCTGTGATCCACCGAAGAAGTTCAGCTTGGTTCTGTGATAGCCTTTCATAGTCGGCTGGCGCAAGTCCAAAAAGCACCCATTCATCCATAGATGGCAAACGGTCGGGGGTCACAACCACCCAAGTGACGGGCAACATGACCACCGGGGGTGGCGCATCAGGCAGGATGACGTCGGGTGGTCGATCAAGATCAATTGGGGCAGTCGAGATTTCCAACGGCACCGCTTGCGGTTTCGAGCATGCAACCAATCCTAGCAGTGCCAGAATTAAGACGGCTTTCGATAAGACCCGGCTTGGCACCGGCCAGTTCATTAAGGTCGTGTTCTGCAAATAGGCCATTCAATCTTTCCTGTTCTGCTTGGGCTTCGACCGCGATCTGTCGAACCACTTCAGCTTGGGCTTCTAATGCAGCATAAGCATCTTTCCAGTCGGTCGCGTTCTGTTGGGCTGCAACAATCGTTTCAGTTTGAACATCAATGGCTAGTTCCAGCTTGGCTTCATTAGCTATTGACACTGCCAAATCAGACACAATTCCCTTATAGTGGCTATACCCCAAGGTGATCGTTGTGACAATGGCAAGCCCAACGAAACCATAGATCGCCATTTTTATTCCTGATAATCCAAGCATTTAACTGTTCCTTATTGATATTTCATCGGTCTGGTTTTTTGTTTCACGTGTTTGTGTGAAAGTGCTTGCACCAAAATAGGCCAATATCACTGAAGCCCAAACACCAAACACAGTGCCCAAGACAAACGACATGGCCTGAACGCGATCCGCCACGCCCGTGAAGGTCATACCAGCAACCACAAGGACCATGGCACCCACTGACAGGAACCAGAAGGACAGCCACGCCATCTTGCGACGGTTCTTGAACTGATCTTTCTGTTGGTTATTGGTCAGGTTTGTTTGTGTCATGCGATTGATCCCGCGATTGTGTCAATATATCCATCACTGTTGCCACCTGCAACCCTGTTGAATTCAAGGGTGATCCGAACTGTTCTTGTGTCTACTGGGACAGATACACCACTGATTTGACGAAGGTTCCACTGTGCAGATGATGATGCAACCAAGCCGGGTCCAGCATTTGTGCCCAAGCTGGTCATGACGTTGTCGAAGAATTCCAATTTGATGTTTGCTTCGTCGCTGCCTGCAAATGATGTCTGATACCATTCCAAATAGATCAGTGCTGTTCCAGCGTCGATGTTGGTTTCTTCACCAACTGGAACAGCCACATCCTGATATGATTCAGTTGTTGCGAATGCACCTGCATAGAAATACCAGCTTCCAGCATGTGGGTTTGGTGTTGTTGCCCTGACCGTCATGGTTCCAACAGATGATGTCCAACCAGTGACGTCACCTGTTTCAGCATCAGCATTTGTGATTGATAGTGCTGTTCCGGGAAGGAACTGGCTTAGTTCAAATGGATAGATACCATATCCGAGTGACACCAATGACCCTGCAGATGTTCTTGCGAACACCCTTGCTTGAACATCAGCTTCATTGATGCTGGTCAAGTTGAAGGGAATTGAATAGGTCAAGACACTATCAGCAACAGTTCCAGATAATGTGGCATTCAACACCCCACCAACATAAACGTCGATCAGATAGTTTTCGACTTCATCAGGGGTTTCAGCTGCATCACCATCAAAGGCTGCAGCCAGCACTTCAGCTTGCCGTGGTGACCATGTGATATTTCTGGCAACTTGGTCACCAACAATATGGTTCAAGGCGCGTGTGCCGTCCAGCTGCAGGTCAGTTGGATGGACTGGCAATTCATTCAGGTTGTCGGTGAACGTTGTCAGGACAGCTGCACCTTCATCATTGGCCTGTCTTGATCCACCAGCTGTGTCCAGAAGTCGTGTGGTGAACTGGACGTTCTTTGCCAGCGTGCTAAGATTGCCAAACCCAAAGGCTTCGACAGGTATTGTGTAAAGACGGGTTGAAACTGCATGGGTTTCAATGGTGGTTCCAAACAATCCACGTTGGATATTGGTCAAGGTCCAGTTGCCACTGCCATTGTCAGTCGCAGTTCCATAGGCCATCCATTCATCGCCCATGATGATGATCCCAGAATATTCATCATGGATTTCAGGATCGGTCAAAGATGTGGCAAATAGTTCATCACCAAGGACGTTGTTCAATACGATCCCAACTGTGGTATCCTTGCCGGTCAGCCATCCAGTGAATTGATCATATTCAGTGGTCAATAAACCACTGGCTTCATAGGGCACGAATTCTGGTTCACGCAACGCATCATCAACTGTGTCACCAGCACCATTGTTGAAGATCAAGGCATCATAGAAGTTTGACGCTGTTCCCGGCTGTGCTGCTAATGGAACGAAGCCAAGGTTGGTGGCAGGAATAGGGAATTCAAGTTTGCTTATGAAGAAGCGTGGCATCTGCACGATCCGACTGGCAACAATATCTGTTGGCAGAACTTCAACATTGACCCAGCTGCTTGGTGGTTGATTAGCAAATACTGTGTCCGACACTGCGAAGCTGTCTTGGATCGCTTCAACCACAATCCTTCCATCAACCAGTTCGCCAAGATCGAAACGTTGAACACGCATGATCAGGCTGTTAATATTGTATTCAGGCCAACTGAATTTGAAAACTGAACCGGGTCGCAAAGTGTTGGCACTTCTGTTCATTTGGATAGTGGCACGGAATAGGGGCACAGACACCTGTGACCGTTCCCTTGATGCCAAATTTGTTGCCAATTCGGTGTCATAGCAAAATGGAAATGACATTGTGTTGGTCAGCAACTTGCCGATGGTTGCAACAACAGCCATGTCTTGTGAAATCGCCACCCGGTCACTGTCGCGGTCACGCTGTGGATACATCACTTTCACTTGGGCACGAACTTCATCCCATGTGGTTTTGGTGAATGATTTCACTGCTACAATTCCACCTTCATCATAGATTGGAAGATCATCAATAACATAATCATCCCGGATCAATTTAATTTTGATCTTTCCAGTTGCCGGGTCTTGATACATCATCCCATCAATCTGACGAAGGATTTCATTGATCACCTTCTTGCCATCAGCTTCAGATGTCACGATCACCGACACACCATTTCCTTCAGCATGCAGAGTGGCACCAGCTGTGGCGAAATCAGTCAAATCAATATCAGCTGTACTGATCCCAAGACCACGCCAATCATCTGTCATTATCTGATAAAGTGCTTCCATTGGGTTCATATCCAACCCACCATTTACAGTGCCACTGTCGGGAAGGGTTAATGCATTGGTGAAACTTTCCAGAACGAAGGCAAATGGGCGAAGATTGTTCTGTTCCCCAATGTTGGCTTTTTCGAAAACGATATGTGACATGCCATTATAGGCAGGCACATTCCCGGCACCAACTTGACCTTCCATATAGGTATCAACATTTTGTGTGAAATTTCCATTGTAGAATTTGCCAGTTGAAACCCAACCACCACCTTCTTTATATCCACCAAACAAACTTCCTTTGTTGATGTTGATCACAGTTTCAGCAGCACCAGCAGTGTCACCAGTCCAGACCAGTTCATCATCTAAATAGATTTCAATCAGTTCAACAGCAGGTCCAAGACATAGCCCAAGATGAACCCCAACGAAGTAGGTGTGACCAATGACCACCTGTGATGAACTGAACAACCCTGTCTTCACTTTTTGTGTGATTGGCTTCGCTTCATAGTCACCATACCATAGGGTGTTCGGACCCTTCAGTCGAACACGACCAAGGATCAATGGGATAGGTGCGTTTTCAGTTGCAGTTGGAAACTGGACGTCTTGCAATGCACCTGCACGTGCATTTTCGAATTCAGGTTTTGGTGCCAACAAAGCTGTCAGCAAGAATGAAACAATAAATAGTGCGAGTTGAAACCAGATCATGCTTTATCTTTCAAATCTTGCTTGTGAATGGGTTGCGTGCAGGAACCAGTGGGCAACCCCCGTATTGTGGACCATTGGTGAATTTCGACTTGCATGTTGCAAAGCTGTGATCACATCCCTGAACTAAATCAACAGTCAGTCCAGTGTCAATGCTGCTGAAGGGATAGGTGACCGTGATATCCAGACCAATGATGCTTGTGATCATTCGCGCTTCACCCGTTGTCGTAATGCGAAGCATACCAGCTGACAGGTCTGCAGGAACCTGTGTGATCGCCGCCACGGTGATGATGTTGTTCAGGAAGGATGTGATGGTCGTGGTTTCCTTGAAGGACGCTTCAAGGACGCCACAGCGGCTGTCATATAGGATATGGTTGCAAGGTGCCTGATAACGTGGTGAAGGGGTCGTGCCAGTTAGGATATAGCCAAAGATGGCTGGCACCCGAACCTTAGCAATCCGGCCTTCCACTGTGAAGGATGTGACACGTCCTTTCCACAAGGTGACAGTGTCGTTCAGATCATTGGCATGGGCACGAATTATTTCCAATGTCAAGCTTGGTGGTGACTGATCATAACCATAATCTTGAACCATTGGATCAGCAAATGGAAGGCTGACTTCCAAAGCCAGCTGACTTTCTTCTTGTGTCCCAACCTTCAAAACTGATCTGGTGATGGCAATGGGTGTATATACATCACCATTGACAGTCACTGTTTCCGAATAGGATGTGTAACGATAAGTCTTATATGTCCCAACAAAACGATAAACTTCAATCGGGGCACCACCTTGGACACTGCCTTCATTATCTTGATATGCCATTTAGTCGTCCACCGTTTTAATTGCCCAAGTGTAAAAAGTTTCACGGGCAAGGTGTTGCCTGCGAATGGTGTCATGTCCACGCACCTTGTGCATGAAGCAGATTTTGGTGATATTAGCAACTTCTGCATCATCTGCCAAGACCGGGTTCAAGGTCAAAATGGTTTCAGTTCCAGCACCATTCACCACTGCAGACGACAGGGTGTGATAAGATGGTGGAAGATTTTCATAGTCGACCCTGATCTGTTTCCATGTGTTATATATGAAGAATAGTGTAGGGAAATCCACTTCAGCAACATTGATCACACCAGACAGGTTCGTCGCGCCAGACAGATAGGTCAGGTCAGGGAAGAAGGTTGGCATTAACCAAGCCTTGTGTGCGCCCTTCTGGTTGTCAATAAACTGTCTCATATAGTCTTCTTCATCCGGGTTGTCATACCGGCTGACACGCCATCGACGTGTCCCACTGATAGTCGAATGTGGATCAGCTTTCCGTTTGATATCTTTGACACCAACTTCGAAGTCGATGACGTCAGTTCGAAAGCTGAACTTTTCATCAGCGCTGATCAATGGTCGCATTTCCATGATGTCAATACCGCCAAGCTGTGCGATGGTTGGTGTTGCATTTGGACGGGGCAAGGCTGGTGTGCTGAAGCCTTCAGTCTTCATATTCAACTTGCCACTTACTTGCTGCATATTCAATCCAGAACCATTTCTGATGATCATGGCGTGGGCTGGATACACATACCAAGTCGGGTCAAGGTCAACCCCTGAAGAACTGGTGCCAGTTGCACCGTCAACATCAACTGTCAGAATTTGTGTGATTTGGGCTTCTTCGGTTTGTGGATTGATCACCACCAAATATTCCCCGACACGCATCTGGGTCACTGTTGGATCGAATAGATATTTGGACCCACCAATCGGTGTGATCCCGGTCAGGTTTGTGGCGTGATGATAAGCCGGAATGATTGCCTGCAGACCCATGTTCTTGAAGATCAGCTGATACTGTTCCCGACGATCTGCCAGATCAAGAATGTCAACATCGAAATCCATGGTCCGACGTGGATTGGGACGCAATGCGATCCGCTGTTCAGCACCATCGAAGGTGGTGATGATGTCAGTCAGATATTGCCAAGTTTCACGCACCGGCACATCAGGGACAAGGTTGAAGGTTTCCGACACGGTCGCGATGATCGCCAGCATCACTGTTTCATCAGTCCATTCAAAACTGGCAACAGCGTCGATGTTTGGTTCACCGGCACCGATGGTCACATCAGTGGTCAAAAGGATGCTGTCACGCACTATGTCGGTCGGTGAAAGCCCAAAGGTCAGGACGTTGGACCCAACCACGGACAGGCTGATCAGGGTCTGTGGTTGGCGATGCGTGTTCCACATCGTGAAGGAAATTGGCACATCAATGGTCGGGTTCGACAGGCGAAGTTCGACTGGGATCATATAGAACCTGAAGTGGAAGTCCCGATGCATGCTGGCCATTTCATATGCCTGACCAACGAACGGTTTGGCGGGTGCAGCAGCGATGTCAGTGTCATTGAAATTGAACGCTTCAGGAACAATTGACAGACCTTCTGTTCCCTGAACATAGTTGTCAGCATTGATTGCATAGTGGTTGGTTCCAGCAACTGGTGCATCTGTGGCTGCAGGTCCAAAGGTGATAAAGAATGCCATTTACAGGACTTTCTTATATGCAAAGCCAGCTGTGCCAGATGCCACTATGCTTGCATCATTCAACACAGAATTGTCAGTCTTCTTCAACCATGGAAACAGCTTCCACGTTTCACCGGCAAAGGTGATTTCATCACCCGGATTGTGACCTGTCATGCTGCAATATCGAACGTTGGGGAATTGCCCACACCATGTTCCAAAGTTGCCGGTGCCACCACCATTGGTGATCACGAAAGGCAAAGGCATAAGCGACACCGAACCAGCGAACGGCATGGGCTGTGGTATCAAAGCGCACCAAGCAAGTTTCCAGCTTGCAGCCAAAGAAGTGGAAGCCGGGTTTTCTAAAACACCACCCATTCTGATGCAATCCCAGACATTGTTGCCACTGACTTGAAGGATGTCCACAGCAGGATATGATGCGCCAGCATCGACAGGGGTTGGGCCATTGATCATCCAACGAAGTTCGGTCAGACCATTATCTTTTTCACCAACGTTTCCAGCGAAATGGAAGCTGCTTCTGTTCAAGCTATTCCAATCCGCTGCAGCTGTGCCAGAATTGCTGTTCAAAGCATATCCACGGGAATATCTGCTGGACGCATATGCGATCCCACCATGGGTCATCCCTTGCGCGTCGATTTCACCAAAACTGAAATGCTGAAAAAGATCGCTGTCAACACCATTCCCGAACTGAAATGCCACGTGGATATAGTCGCACAATGTGGTGTCAGAAAAGATGTGCCAAGCAGTGATCGTGAAACTCATATTTGGGACAAGACAATCTGCAGATGCTGCATCTGTCGTCGCCAGTGCCGGGGTGGTGCCGATCCCAAGACGCATATATCGCGCCGTGAATGGGCTTCCCCCACCATAGCCAGCGGTCACGTTCTGGTCGGACTGGGTGAAGGTTGTAAAGTCCACACCCCTGTTGACACCCTTGGAAATCGGGAACCCTGATCCACCGCCACCATCTTCGACCCAGCCATCAGCGACGGCATGGACCGCGACAGCGTCCATCATCTGCGTGTAGGTTCCTGAACCAGTTGAATATGCCATTTTCAGTCTTCCCTTATCAAGAAAAAGTTTTGCCCGTCACGGTCTTCCCGTGAAGCGAACACCCGATAGTCCTGTGCAGCGATGGTGATGACCTGTTCAACAGTCACAATCCCACCACCCGGCACCGCATAGACGCCATCAAGGACACCCATTGCACCATAGGTTCTGTTCCAGATCGTTGCTGGTATGATTGGCAAGTCACCTTGTTCGGTCGGTTGCATCTTGTCCAACCAGTGGGTGTTGAAGGTGTCGTTGTCACCGACTGTGGTTCTTGGCCACGTGCCGTCGCCATTGATCCCGACATGCCAAGGAAAGACCCAATTCAGGGGGGTCGCTTCATAAAGCAATGTCGCTGTGCCATTTCTGTTCGTGATGGTGGACCAGACATTGTTCCAATCCAACCAACGGGCTTGTCCAAATTCACCGGGATCGCAGAATGAACTAAGATATGCTTCAGTTGATGTGATGTTGGAACGGGTGTCAGCCGTCGCCATGATCGCAAGTGGTTGTGCCCAATCAGCAGGAAGGGCGAAGGCTGCTGTGAACCCAGCATAGGCGCTGGTGTAGTCGTCCAAGCCATTGCGAATGACGATGATGATCCGAATGCTGTTCACATAAATCCAATAGGTGAAGCCAGATGAAGACAGCAACAGGAATTGACTTTCACCTGTGTCGGCATTTTCATTCAAGTCCCAGTCCAAAAGGTTGGTGTCATAGTCAGTGAACCCTTTTATCTGCAGCCATTCAGTTCCAACTGAAATGTCAAAGAAGGATCGCATGCCGATAAAGACACGACGATTGGCATCATATCCCGGACCCTGCCAGACAAAGGTTCCATCTTCCTGATCCTTGTCCAAGACACTGGCATTTTGCAAGACAGTCAATGGATTGCCACGACGCCTGCAGATGGTCGAAGAAAAGTGCCGACCTTCAAGGAATGCATCATCAAACGTGAAGATTTTGGTTTCATCATCGACCCAAGCCAAGTTGACTGATTGGTGGAACATGGTGGTCCACGTGACGTCATCATTGGACCACTGGATGACAAAGTTCCGTGGGGCACGGGCGTCATTGCTGCACCGGAACAGAAGTTCCCGGATGATGGTTGCTGATCCAAAATCATATTTGATCCAGAACAACTGGTCGTCAATGTCCGGTGTCTGGAATGGGGTTCCACTGTCGTCAATGATGTTCTGGAAGGAACCAGATGCTGGTCCAGATGAAGCAGAATAGCTTGTGTCAGTTGTTGCAATGTCAGCACCAGAAACAGCGGTTCGCCATTCCATAGCGCGAATTTGCCTGAAGTCTCCACCCGTGCTTTCTTCTTCAAACCACAGCATGCGCCAGTATCGCGCAGCCTTGGGTGAAGCACATGCCATGTCCGTTTCCCCACGCAGCTTTGTCCAGCTGTTGGCGGTCACCAAGGTGTTGATGATGGTCTGCAGTTCGACTGCTGTGTCTGCTGTTCCGGTGGCAAAGGGCATATTATGATCCTGACACGATTTGTTGGACGGTTGAAGCGTTGCGTTGTAGCATATTGATCATCACGGTTTCGCCTTCTGGATTATCGAATGCACCGACGATGTCGGCAGGTGAAAGCACAGCAGCCACATTGACAGGTGGTGATTGGACCACGGTCGTTCCACCGCCACCGCCACCATTGGCTTGCTGACCGGGTGTTTCCACAGATACCTTTTCGCCTTTTGTGGCGCGGAAAGCAACCAGCTGACTGTCAGTCGCGGAATTATCACCACCGACCGTGAATTCCCCACCAGTAGCGAAGCCGGGAATTCCACCACCGAACAGGCTGGACAGAAGACCGCCACCCCCACCGCCAAGCAGTCCACCCAGCAGCTGGCTGAACAGTTGGTTGGCTGCAAGCTTCAGCAGCTGTGCGAACAGGTCTTGGAAGAACTGTCGGACATTGAATTCGCCTGTCTTGGCAAACTGGACGATGGCGTCGGTCGCGCTGTTGAAGGCGTCAACGACGAAGTTGGACATTTGTTCGCCAATGTTGTTGGCTTCCTGTGCGATACGGGCAAGACCGTTCAGCAGTCCACCACCGATGGTGTTGTCCAGTGCAGTCATTTCCACGTTCAGGTCGCGCATTGCAGCGCTGAATTCTTCGGAACTGATCTTGCCAGCGTCCAGCAAGTTCTTCAGTGCCAGCTTCTGGATGTTCAAATCTTCCAGCGGTGCACGCATCCCTTCAAGGATTTCCTTTTGGGCTTTCAGCAACATGTTTTCTTTGGTCAGTGCTTCAGAATTGGCGTTCGATGTCGCAGCTGTCCCACCACCTGTGGTGCCACCGGGTGCACCGGGGATCGTTGCCCCTTCAGAACCGGGCACACTGGCTGTGACAGACGCCAGCGCAATCAGACGGGCATCAGCTGCACGGTTCTGTGCACGTGCTTCAGCTTCATCAAACACACTGTCAACCGCATTGGTCACCAGTTCGGCTGATGCAGTGATTGCAGCACCAGCTTCACCAAGGAAATCACGACCGAAGTTTTCGCCCACAGTCCTTGCTGTTTCTTCAGCAGACGCTGTCGCTGCACTGAAGTCGAATGTGCGACCGTCGAAGGCACCTTCAAAGGCACGTCCAGCGTTCTTGAAATCCAGATTGATTGCAGCCTGAAGCCCAAGCCCAACAAGTTGCGCTGATCGGGCGATCCCAGACAGAATTCCGATTGCCACATCACGCAAGGTTCTGAAGTTGCCGATGGTCACATCAATGAACGATTTGAAGACAGCGATCATGAAGTTCGCGACCTTCTTCGCAATGTTTGCCATTCCTTCGAAGTCAAGGTTGACCTTGGAAAGCAATCCACCAAAGAACGATGATGCATTTTCCACGAAACCCCGTGCACCTGCAGTCATTCCATCCCAGATTTTGCCACTTAGTTCAGCGATGAATTTAAGACCGACAACAATCTTGTCCCAGACAACAGCAGCCACATCACCAAGGGTGGCAAGACCGCTGGAACCGAAGCGAAGGGTGTCAGCAAATTTGATCATCAGACTGATGGCGATGCCCAAAGCAACGACGATGATCCCGATGGGATTTGCTGCCATGGCAAGGGTCAAGAGTCGGACGGCTGAAACTGCCTTCAGGATGCCTGCCACAATGGATGGTGCAGCAAGCAGCAGCATCGCAGCTGCAGCGCCTTTGGCGACTGCGACGATGGTCCCAAGGTTGTCAGCAAGGAAGCGTGCAGCAGCCGTCACAGCAGGCAACACGACGTTGCCAAGCTTGATCAGTTCGACCTGTGCAGCAGCTGCAAGACGTCCCAGCTGGAAGCCGGGGGAATTGGCGATCTTTTCGAAGGCTTCTTCTGTGGCACCAGCCTTGTTGGTCATGTCTTCAAGGATTTGTGCGAAGTCTTCACCAGCAGCGCCAGCCAGTGCAAGGATCGGCACCAGTGCTTCCACACCACCGAACAATTGCGCCATCTGTGCAGTCGATCCACCGGTCTTCGTGATGACTTCTTCAAGGAAGCCAGCGAAGCCTTTGCTTTTCAGACCAGCTGCTGTGAATTCAATTCCCAATTCTTTGGACAGTTTAGCAGCTTCACTGGTCGGTTTCACGATTGCAGCAAGGATCGCACGGACCCCGGTGACGCTTTCACGTGTGGAAATACCACCCTTGGTCAATGCAGAAACAGATGCCAGCAGTTCATCGAAGCCAACGCCAGCCTGTGCAGCCAGTGGGGCAACCTTACCGATTGCGGCTGACAGTTCACCAATGGTGGTCTTACCAGCCTTCATGGCGACGAACAGCGCGTCTGACACGGCTGTGGCACCATCCACCCCGTCGCCATAGGCGTTCAGGACGGTCGTCAGGCCATCAGCAGCGGTTGCAACGTCTGTGACACCACCCACGGCAAGCTTGTTGGATGCACGAAGGATGTCGGTCGCTTCAGCAGCGTCTGCTGCACCAGCGGAAATGATTTGATAAAAGCCTGCAGCCTGTTCGGTTGGCAGTGATCCAAATTCGACGGCAAGGCTGTGGGTTTGGGCTTCCAGTTCTGCCAATTCCTGTGGCACATCACCCAACAGGGTGCTGACTTCAGCCAGCGCATCTGCCAGTTCGATTGCAGCACGTGCACCAGCAGCGAACGCAACGATGACACCAGCGGCAATCACGCCAGCCAGTGCAGCTTTCAAGAATTTGACATTGTCACCAGCACCCTTGGCACCTTTGCCAAGTTCAGCCATTCTGCGCTTGACAACACGGGTGCCTTTTTCTTCAACAAGGATCGTCAAGCGTTCGGTCATGTCAACGAATTCCCTTCAGAAGTTTTTGTGCCTTGGCGAATTCCCTGCCAGCCAGTGCTGCTTGATCGACCATCCCAGCTGGTGCTTGGCCAGAAGACCCGTCTTCTAAGGCTTGGATATAGGGCAATCCATTGCTGATGTAAATGCCGGGTTGACCCGACCGATAGCCTTCTATCACACGTCGTCCTTGGGACAATGCTTCAGCGGTTCCGGCTTCGGCACTGACTGGTTCAGAAGATGGCACGGTATTGGGTTCAACCCCAATAGCGACGTCCCAACCACTCCTAGCACGGCCAGACTTAACAGGTGTTCCCGTAATGACCACTTGATCGACCACCAAAGCCGTTTTCCGAAGGATGTCAGTTGATCGTTTGTCAATTATGACTCCGATCTTCGTCAACTTCTTCCCAAGCGATCCAAATGTTTTGTGCAGTGCCATGGTTCTTCATACCGCGAACCCCTGTTTTCATCAAGATTTGTTTTTCTTGGCACGATGCTTCAGGAATGTCACGTCCAGATGTCGCACGAAGAAATATAGGTCATCGAATTCTTCTTCATCACAGCCCAATTCACGGGCATAGTTCAGGATCGCGTGCCGGGGGATTGGACCAAGATCAAGCCCAACCACACGTTCGCTTTCCAGTTCATAGAATGCGTTCAGATAGAACTGAAGACCGAAATCAAGTTCCGGTGCTTCAGCAATTTTCTTGGGAATAGGCAACCCTGCACGGATCGCCTGCTTTATGATGTTCTGTTCAGTCGGACCCTGTTCAATCATATAGATCAGGACCGCTGTCAGTTTCCCGCTTCTTCTTCCCGGACAGTGGCAAGATAGATGTCGTCAGCCATCGCGTCCAGCTTGATCATGCCAAAGACTGCAGGCAGATTGGTCAGCACTGCGACGACATTTTCCTTGGTGAACTTGCCCAAAGAACCATCCGGTTGTTCGATGCCGTCCTTCCAGATGCCGCCTTCGTCCAGCTGTGCCTTGGTGCCTTTGCCGTCGTGGTCATCTTCGAATGCTTGGAAGACCTGCCAGCCATAGACGATGGTTTCGCTGAAGACTTTGATCATGATTGGCTTGGCACGTTCTTCGGTCAAGCTGCCAGCAGCCATCGCACGACGAACCGGCTTGGTTTCACGTTCGATCATCTGCAGGTATTTGCGGTTCGCACCACCAGCCTTTGCGACCAGCACACGAAATCCACCGTAGTCAACCCAGACGCCTTTGCGTTCGAACTGTGTGTCCGTGGCGTGGTTCTGATACATTGTTGAAGACATTGGTTTTCCTTTTCTAAGGGTTCTGCGTTTTGTCGGCCCTATGTGGCCTATTGGGGTGTTATACGAAGACAACCGGCCAATCAAGGCCGGTTGCCATCTTTATTTCATTGCAGGGATTAACTGTCTGCAGCGTCGGGCAGGTAATCGAAGAAGGAAATCAGCATGGTGTAATCCAGTGTCGCGTCGATCTTGGCTGCAGTTGCAGCGTCCATCGTCAGCGGCAAAGTGATTGGCTGATCCTGTTCCACGTTCGCACGACCATCACCCAAGGCGATCAGTGGGATGTCAATGACCATCCCGGCATTCGCTTTGGAAATGGCGATGTCGAAGGTGATGTCATTGTTCCCACGCACGGCTGCAACAGCTGCGATGTCGGACAGATAGACAGTCAGTTCACCGGACACCGCAAAGGTGCCTGCAGTGACTTCGAACGCGCCAAGAACACCAATCGCCTTGTTGGGCGAAACGTTGTTGGCAATCGTCATGGTCAGTTCCGTTGCGAAACCAAACAGTGGGGTGGGTGCAGCATCACCGGGCACGACCTGTGCCAGTTTGATCCGACTGAAATCGGAACTGGTGTTGATCGCATCACTTTCGACCAGCACCGCACGGGTGCCTGTCTTGGGTGCTTCAGCTGCAGTCCGCTGTTCATTGTCCGTCGCCACGAACGACAGATCAGCAGTGATCTTGTCAGCCTGTGGGACGTTGATGACCAGTTCGTTGGGCACGGCACCGACCAGATATTCAGTTTGGTCAGCAACATCAGCTGTGTCAGCGCGACCCAGAGAACGTTCCAGATTGTAGGTCCGACGAACGATGGAACCACCAGTTTCGTTTTTGATCGTCCGTGGGATAAACACTTGGATCGTTTCCGAACTGACCAGCGTTTCAGCGATCATGGTCAGGTCAGATTTGTCAATCGTCATCAACGTGGCAGTCACGGAACGAACCCGCTTCCAGCCGTTGTTCGCAGCGTTGACAAACTGGTCAGACACAGCATCGCCACCCATGAAAATCCATTCGCCGGGGATAAGCCCAAGGTCAGTGAAATCGAACAGGGTGGAAGTGTATGCTGGCAATGTCCCAGACACGTCCACGCCAAGATCATCAGCAGCGGCAATCGCGCCGACTTTGACAAGCTTGGCAAGGGCACCGGGGGTTTCATCGACAAGGTTGGTTGCCACCGTCAGTGCAGCAGCAGCAGCGACTGTCACCTGATGAAGACCATTGTTGTCCGTGAAGCCAGATGCAAAGACCAGATCGTCAGCGGCAAAGGCGTCAAGGCCGGATGCAGCTTGGAAATCGTCGGTCGCAGTGACAACACCTGTGATTTCACCACCGCCACCGAATTCAGTCTTGGCACGAAGATCGGCAAAGAAGAAACCTTGCAGCAAGTCCTGCATGTTGGTCAGGGTCAGGTCAGTTGAAAATCCACCCGATGCGTCCAGATCGGTGACAACACCTTTCTTTCGCTGACGGGATGGGTTGATGGGGTTTCGGGCAACTGTGGTCAGTTGTCCACCGAAATCGTTGTATTCATTCGGTTCCAGCGGTATCCAGACGGGTGTGCCGGGAAGAACGCCAATAGTCAGTTCTTCTGCATAGGCAAGACCGGTCAGGTTGCTGTCAATCTTCTGGATGGCGACCATGGTTTTGTTCCTTTCAAGGGTTCATAGGTTAGTGCACTTCATCATAACTGAAATCGGCAACGATATTGAACTGGGTCCAATCACCGCTTTGGCCTACTTCATTCAGCCGAACGTTGCGATACCAGACACCATGGCCGGGGTCCGCAGGCTTTTCATACGCTGTCATGATCAGTTTGGCAAGCACATCCAGTTCGGTAAGTCCATCCTGATTTGCCTTGGCAAACAGTTGGGCTGTCATCACACCGACACGACGCCACCTTTTGACGCCAGCGACGTTGCCAAGGGACGCAGCACCCCCACCAACGTGGACCACTTGGACACGTGCCCATGGGTCGGACTGGTTGGGTGCGTCACCGAATGATCCTGCATATTGGGCTTCAGGATAGCCTGTGGTTGCCCATGCCACCTGAAAGATGCTTAGGATCGCGTCACGACCTTCTGTGATGGTGTATGTGGTCATGGTTTCATCCCTATGATGTAAAGCAGGATTGAATCACCCGGCTGAAGTTTCTTCACCCCGGAAAAGCGCCATTCGCGACCGTTCGCTTCAATCACTTGGTGATATTCGGTCAGGTCATAAACGGCACCCAGTTCAGGGGCAACGATGGCGATCTGTTCAGCATCCCGGAACAGGTCCACGTCATTGGCTTCGAAGCCCAAACCAGCACCGTCCGGGACGAAGACAGCGTTCAGGGTCTGGACGTCGTCAACGGCTGCAGTGGTGCGCCATGGCTTCGCTGGATCGGGGGTCGTGTGCACGTCTTTCGTAAACATGACAGATCGACCATTTCGTTCAATCAGCCGGTTGGCCAATTCAATCACTGATGTCCAGTCGCGTTGTGCCATGTCAGTTCCTGATCAGTTGGTTGGAAGTGCTGATGCCAAGGAAACGTTTGATCAGCAAATCAGCATCCGGCACCTTCTGAAAGGTTCCACCAGATGTGGCACGTGCTGTGTCATATTCGGTCTTTTCTTCAATCGGACCCACCTTGCTTTCCAGCACCTTGACCGGTCCAGTTTCCAGCTGGGTCGAATAGAAGGAATTGGTCAGCACCGCGATATATTCTGCATAAAGGACGATGGCATTCAGGAAGACCAGTGTTGCACGTTCCCCTGCATCAATCGGACAGAAGGCAGAAGGCAGGGACAATCCCTGTGTTTCTGACACAGGTGCACCCAAGACTGACAACCGACCGGTCAGCCATTTGGCTTCGACAAAGTCAGTCGCGCTGACAATCGCAGCTTCTATTGGGACGGTCGTGATGATTGGTGTTCGTCCACGATCTGTCAGGTATGCAATGAAATAGGCTTCATCAATATAGCCATTCGCATTGTCAATGCCTGTGCCGTCTTCAACAATCAGTGCCATCAGTTAGTCCTTTCGATTGGGTCGCATAGTAGCGGGTTCATTCTCAATTGGCAATTTCGAATTGGCTGTCTGTCTGGTGCAGCAGTTCGTCCGGGTCGTCTGTCAGCGGGATCGAATAAAATTCCTGCACGATTAAAAGCATCGCGGCAAGATCACCTTCCACCCCACGTTCATGTGACACTGTATGGGTCCAGATAAGAACGACCAAAACCTGTTCGTCTGGAACCCCATAGTCAAAAGCCACCTTGGTCGCATAGATAAGCAACGTCATGGCGTCGTCGTTTGAAAGTTCATCTGCCATGCCCGTTCCCCTTTCATGTCACCATAACCCGTCTTCCACCGTAGGTCACTATCAACCTTGGACGATCCACCAATGCGAAGGCTGCTGACTTCCAATTGCGGTTGGCCAACCCGCTTTGCGGTGCCTGTTGACCGGTGATGATCCCGCTGTCAATTGTATACCATGGCGCGTTGACCTGTGCCTGAACAATCGCGGATATGTCGGGGGTTTTGTAGGTGACGTTCGCGATGAACTGTGGCACCACCCAATCGACGGTGGCTAACAATGGAATTCCAGAATTAAGACCTAACGAACCACGAAGCCAGTCATATGGTCCGGGATAGTTCTGCCAGCCACCTGCTGTGTCTTCGCCTTTATGATACAACCTGCCATTGTTTAAGAACGCATTGTGGTGGCGCACCGATACATAATCAGCATTGTTGGCGGTATAGTCCACTTCAATGATGAAGAAATAATCCGTCAGCGCCACCAGTGTTGGGTTGACTGCGAATGTGAACCCAATGGTGCTGATGGTTGGTGCAAGTGCTATGGTGGAAAGCAGCACATCGTTGGACACCGCGATGTCCACACCATCAGGAATGTCCCGTCCTTTATGCTGTGTCACACCTTGAATTCGAACCCTTGCGCTTCCAGCTGGATTGCCGTTGCGAAGCATTTCATAGAAGACGAAATCGACTTCCATGTTGCCAGTGCGCGTTGTGACCTGTTGTGCCATTTGTTCGCGCCAAGTTCCAATCTGTTTCATGATCCAGCTGGCATTGGCTGCACGGGTTGCCCCACTGCCAATCGCGGTGAACGTCGTCGATAGGACACCCATGCTTTGATTGGACCAGCGGTCTTGTCGCCAATTGTTGAACGTGGAATATGGTGCGATCAATGGTTCACCATCAAACGTGTCGCGGTCGTGGGCTGTGATCGGAATTGTGATCGACCCAGCAGCGCTGGTGTCGCGTGCTTCGACCGTCATCACGGCTGATTCAATGATTGATCCGGGTGGAATTTGCGCATCGAATATGTGGGCACTGTATGCTTGCAGACCCATGAAAAAGTTTCCTGCCCTGATGCGCGTATCAAATAGCCATTGGACATTGGCACCTTGGAAGACATGACCCCAATGACCATATAAACCGTTCAAAATTCGTGTGTCTGATGTCGGCATGGTTTCACCTAATCATAGTTGAAGGCTGCACTGACATGCAGTTGGGTGGGTGTTCCGACAAGTGCCGTGACCCTGACCGCAAGCCAGCTGCCAGCTGGGATGGAAGCATTGTCGAAGGAAGTGATGATCTGTCCGGTCGTCGTGTTGGAAACAACTGTCCCTGCATTGATCACGTCAGTCGCAAGGACCGACCGATCAGGACCGAACGACACGAAGACCGTCGCACTGGTCCTGATCGGTCGGTCCTTGCGACTGACGTGATCAGGACCAGTGCGACGGTCTTCGTGTCGTTCG